TTACTTTGAAGAAACAGAAGGCTGCTCTGGTTTTACAGGGGGGAGAGGGGCTTCTACTGGTTGTTCCTCAACAACTTCTTTACTTGATTGGTTTTCAATTGTATTCTCTGTTGTTTCATTACTACCCCGATCAGTAGTTTCTTCATTGGTTTTCTCTGTTTCCTCTTGATTAGGTGCTTCATTTTCAGAAGAAACAGGAATTTCCTCACTTTCCGACGAACCGGACTGTTTAAACCAATCACCTACATATCCTCCCTGATTTTCATTGGTCTTGGCTTTCTCATCTGTTTCTTTTTCAGTTTGACTGGCCGGCTTTTGCTCTTCCTTAGGTACTGCTGTTTTCGGTTCCGTAGTAACTCGTTGTTTATCTTCAGCAGGAGCATGATCATTTGTCAAAAACTGATTGAGAAGAAACATGAAGAAAACCATGATCGCTAGGAGTAATACAGAGAGGTAGATCATAGACTTACTTTGCTTTTTCATAATTACTCATACCCCGCAATTTTAAATTAATACTTGTATGAAGCCAAAATAAAAACACGCCGTAGCGTGTTTATTTATTTAGCCCTCGTTTTTGATAACTTCCCAAATCTACCGCATTTCCTCTAGTTTATCTAATTATTTATTTGTCACAGCCGATTCCATCACCATCACGGTCTAAATGGCTACCGTAACCAGGTTCGCCTTGATAAACAGGGGCTGCTCCAGCAGCTCTAGCATCAGAACAGTTATCGTAATAGACACTTTCTTGCTGAGGTTCTGGTTCTTCTACTACTACAGGCTCTTGCTCTTCTTCAACAACCGGCTCAGGCTCTGGTGCTACAACAGATTCTGGTTCCGGCTCAGGCTCATATGCAGTAGCATCATAACCATCTTCTTTAGTATAGTTCTCTATTTCCCAAATACCGATACCTTTTTCTTTCGCGGTCGCTTGAGCAGTTTCAAGTTCTTCCAAATGTTCAGTATTGGGTGGGTAAACAGCAACGCGAGCGTATCCTTCCTCGACTAATGTCTTGTTAAACATTTTGTCATCCATGTACACATAAGCAAGAAGACGGCCATATTGATCACGTTCTTCAACACCTGGCTCAATTTCAATTTCTTTTCCGGAAAGCCGCTCTGTCGTAAAGGCAGATGCTTCTTCACCAAGTGGCTGTTTACCGAGTTGTGGATGCTTAGTTTCCGGCGTATCCACTAAAATTAAGCGGATCGTTTCTTCTTTGCCATCCATATCAACTTTGATGGTATCGCCGTCTGTTACTGATGTCACGGTACCTGCAATTAACTTTGTATTTTCTTTTTCGTCATTGACCGGTTCTTCTGAGGTTTCATTTCCTGAATCAGTTGCCATATCTACTGTTCCATTGGTTTCTTGAATTTCTTCTTCTGCTACTTCAGGAACAGCTTCAGGCTTCAAAATAAACCAGCCGAAGGTGAGCATTAAACCTAAAATTACAAGTATAGAAGGAACTTTTGATTTTACATTTAAGTTTCGATTTTTATACCATTCATAAATACCCCAGGCAGCAAGCGCAATACCAATGACAGCAACGATATTACCAAAAATCCATTGAACGATGAGAATTACGATTACAAGGAGTAGGATTATACCTAAGCAACCTAATAGAAATTGCATCTTACACACCACCTTGTCTGGCATGTATTGTAATTCTATCGACAGATAGCATGCCTTTTGTTTTCTGGAATTTCATTTTATGTTCAAAATTGACCATTGAATCAGAGGGGTCAATCAATGAATAATTCAATGATTCAACGGTATCTCGATCCATTAGCGTTGAGAGGATGGTATTATTTTCTGTATGACCAGTTGAAGTATTTAAAGATTCACCAACAGCATGCAGGTATAATTTACTGACAGGAAGCGCGGCGAAAATCTCTCTGGCTACACGTAAGGTCACACCGCACACATAGTCTTGATACAGTTCATAATAAGCACCCTTAGGCATATTTTTTTCTGATAATTTTCCAGCAGCGGTTACAGATTTTACTTTGCTAGGAATTACTTCTTCAGATTGAACATAAACAGTTGCTTCCATAGTGTCCGCATCCAGAACCTTCATATCAATTGAACTACCTATTTCAGACACATCTTGAAACGGATCCATTTCTTTCATCACTTCTATATAAAGAGCAGCATCACCAGAAAGTATTTTTTGTGCCCACGAGACACGTTCTTCCCACTCCTTATACAATTCCAGATCTTCTTTTTTAGCAGTCTCGATATCTTGTTGTAGTTTTTCTTTCTGAGCATCGCCACGGCCGAATAACTTGTCCCTAAGTCCAGGCTTATATGTACTTAGTTTCTCAATAGCCACACGCTCGTTAGGTCCTGTAGAATTTTGTGGGAAAGGAGGACTTTCGGTTAAAAGGCCCTCCCAGTCAATAGGTTCGTTGCAATCCATGTGTATAGATCGAAGAACCTCAATACGATTTTCGTAAAGATCTACTTCTAATTGAGCTGCTTCGGCTTCAGCTAAACGTTGATTTGCTTTTTGGATTCTATTTAGTTCTCGTCGGCGACGTTCAGAGTTTCGGACAGCACGTTTATTAGCACGATCAATCTTTTTTAATGTGCTGTAAAAGCTCATTCTTTTTCCCTCCTTTTTAATAGCCTATTGAACTTTCTCGATGTGAGAACCTACGAAGTTTTGTACGTTAGTTGTACCACCGGAAACATTTTCGAAGCTAGAAGCGCCAACTGGAAGTCTCAAGAAACGAACGAGATCCTCTTGTAAAATATCACCAGTACCTTTTTTTCTTTTAATAATCAAATGTCCAACACCTCGTTTATTTCTATTGTTTAATTCAAAAGGATTATGTTTTTGTTTTCCTTTTTAAGTAGATAGTACCATTATTGTGTTAAAATAAAAAGGTATTTGGAAAGAAGAAGTTATTTATATGAGTCAGTAGTCGAATTATGAATTAAGAGCATTTCACGTTTGGGGTGTATTAATAAAACGAGTAGAAGAAAAGAGACAGGTCACTTATAAAAAACTTGCAGAAAAAATGAGTGTCCATCATAGAGTATGCAGCTATCTTTAGAATTCATTGAGATGAACCGTATCATAAGTAACTGCGAAAAATTAATAGGTCTAAAATAAGCGTCTGCATAAATGGCATTTGTGAGGTTGTTGGTGATGTATATGGAACACCTCTTTCAATACAACTTAAGAATAATATGAAGATATGGAATGATATGATAGCAAAAATAGTGCCTAGAAGCCAATTTCTTTTAGCCGAGAAAAAGACAGGTATTCCTCTCCAAAAGTTGATTGATCATATCTATGATGAGGAGCTAAAAGGGAACGTGAAAAAGTTACCAGCGACTGAAAGATCGTTATTTTTGAAAGGTTTTTATAATGAGTTACCGAAAGAAAAATGTGAAGAAATTATTAATGAAAGTAAGAAAGTAGAAGAATTTAAGCTTGAGAGATTAACTGAACTTAGGGGATTATGTAGTTCAGAAAACACTGAATCGTACATTGCTGAAATTCTAGGAGTACCTTATAACGGTTAATATCTAATACCCTAACAACCGAGTTTGTTAGGTACTTTATTATTAGGAGGTTTGTGATGATAGAAGATAGCCTTTGGTCTAAGTCCTTAAAAGAAAGAATAGAAGCGGAAAAATACTTTACCCCTTCAGAGTTAAGTGAGATTAAACTATCGAGACTGAGGAAGTTTGGATTTAGTAACGACCTTGTTATACCAGAAGGCAATCATTTAAGACTGAACTCATTTTGGTTATTTATAGGAGTCGGTAATAGCTCGAGTGAGCTTTGGGATCAGCTCCCTAGAAGGGATTTAACGCTGGGTGAACCTCATTTATTCGAAAGAATTAATGAAAATGATAAGAGAATCTCCAAGGCAGTTTACCATCAGCAATTAAAAAGCTTATTAAAAATAGGATATGATCGGGGCTATGTTCAGGAAAGGCTCCCTGATGGCCTTTCTTATCAATTTATAGGAAATATAAATATATCTGATATTGTTGCTAAGAATGAAACAGAGGTAGTATTAGATAGAACTCAAAAAGATGATTTAAAAAACAAAGAAAAATTAATAATGGTAATTAACATTATACAAGCATGCAATCCTGCATTTATTGTTACAAGCCCAAAAATATTTAACGTTCTTAGGAAACATTTCAAGTTAAACCTAGAGTTAAAGCAAACCTTTAAGAGTTTGAGTGGGGAAATATATACCTGTAAAATTCATTTACCTAACACAGTGTTTATCCGGCTCCCGCAACATGTTTCTAGATGTGGGAATTGGATTGGTGTAAAAAAATTAATATTAGAAGGAATAAATGTAGCATTTAGGAATGGTTGGCACGGAAAATTATAAAATTAAGGAGAAATAATATGTTATATGACGACGAGTTTATATCAAAATTGCCTGAACCAGATAAGAGTTGGAAGTCACCATTGGTGGTATATGTTGCTAAGGAGGTAAACGAACAGTATAAAAAATTTAAGCTTTATATTGAAGAATGGTTTCAAAGAATTGATGAAGAAAAGAAAGCTTCCTATTATTCACGATTAAGAAGTTTGGACGATAAAGAATTTCTCGCCCAGATCCATGAATTCTTTGTTTACGATTTTTGTGAAGGTCTTGGTTTAGTGGACCTTGACCCCGAATTAGAGGATGGAAAAACCCCAGAACTACTATGGGATATACAAGGCCAAAAGGCATTATTAGATGTTGTAACATTATTTGATCCTGAGGAAAGAGGAAAATCAAAAGCAGCCATTGACGAGTTGCTCAATTACCTTAGTGAAATCGAACACTATTACAATATTTGTGTATGGTATGAAAATATTGACTTACATAATCTTAAAAGAAAAAATATCAAAAGAGCATTATCCGATTATTTAGATGGCCTTGACTTTGAAAATATGAAACCAGAAGAAGAACTTATAATGGATGACAATGGACTTGTTGGTACATTTATACCAGTTCCTAGACAGGATCAACAGAAGAAAAATATTTCATTTGCAATTTTAGGTCCAGCGGAGGGAAATGAGCCAAATAAATCAATTGAAAAGAGGATTAAATCTAAACTTAGTAAGTATAAATGGTCTGGACCAATGTTTGTAGCAATTTGTAAAAGCGCTGATTTTGGCGTTGATTGGGATGATGTAGCAGAAGTATTATATGGGCCACCTATAATTAAGTATAATCCGGTAACTAGGGAGCATGTTGAGGTTATCGGACAAGGTGGGTTAGTAATGCCAAGAGGAGGAAATGCCCCCAAAAATACATCATTATCAGGTGTTCTATATTGTGAATTAAAATGGGTTAGTGGTAGTTTACCGGAGCTAAACGTAAGGTATCTCATTAATCCATACGCAAAATACCCAATATCGTTACCAATTCCAAGTTATCCAGTAATTGATGAGAAAGTAATACGTTTCGAATGGAGTAACACTTCAAATGAAGATTTAGAAAAACATTAGCCCACTATTAAGGGCTTCTATTTTCTTTTTAGATTTTGAGGGACTAAACTTAAATCGAAATTTGTACTAATACTTTCTAGAGACTCGCTTTTTTATTATAAGCTAAGGAGAAATGCTCAAATGTTAATAGTTAACAAGGGTACTAGTATTGGTTGGAGTTCTGAAGAACTAGAAGCTAATGATAATGTGCTAGGGTTATTTATCGTAAGTGTTTTAGATTGTATACTGAATCCCATACAGAGTGATGTGAATAGTTTGCGGCCAGAATACCAAGGTTTAGTTAAAGAGGCACGAACAGCAATGGTACATGATATACATGGATTGGCTATCCTTAGTGACATGATACAATTCACCTTTGAAAAGCATAAAGATTTGAAACACAAAGATTTCCTGTATGTTATGGAGTTAATTGAAAAGTATTTCACAAATCTACGGTCGATCTATGATTTTATGTCTAAAGTCTTAAGATTAGCTGTTGAGGAAGGGCGGATAGGGCAAATACCATTTGACTCATTGAATGATTTGATAACTTATGCAGAATCAAGTCCAAGAGCAGTTAGATATCTTCCTGATGATTTGATTAACTTGCTTGTAGAAATTAAATCTGAATTTCATTTAGTAAGAGGAATACGTGATTTTATTATTCATAATGGAAAACAAATTTCACTACTTTCTGATAAGAATGGATATAAACTAGGACCGTTTGATGATACTGGTGCACTTGCAGAGTATGAATCTGGAGAAGAAAGAAAACATGAGGATCTCACTCCGTATCTTGCAGAGCGAACGAACCGTATGCTTGTATTCGGTGAAACTATTGGTATGATTATAGACCGAGAGTTTAGAAGACGCCGTGGTGATTACCCTTTATTACTTTGTGCACTTGAAGGTGTTTGTATACCTACATTCGTACGATTTTTAGGAATAAATGCATCAAAAGCGGAATAATCAACTCTTTATAAAAAGATTGTAATTCGTTATTAAAAAAGCCTTTACTAAACGTATTTAAATTTGAAAGCTATATTTCTAGGCTATAATATAGCAATTTATGAATTAATATAAAAAAACTATAGATAAGGTGATGTAATGAAACAAATAGAATTTTACATTAATAACGTAAGAACGGGAGGAAAACTCTCCGAGCTAGATATTCTATTAACTGAGGGCTCTATTAATTTTGAAACTAACTACAGAGAATTAGGTACTGAAGAAGAAGTTATTTTTATGGTAAAGAATGAAGATTTCCATTTTGAATTAGGAATGTCCCAATCTGTATTTTACCTCCTGAGAAACGAACATAAGGCAGAGTATCCAGTTAGTTTAGTAGGTTCTGGGAAAATGATCTGTGTTGCACAATGGACAAATACATGGTTAGAAGTAATATTAATGGATGATGCTATGTACCTTGCTATAGAAGCTGGTTCAGACTACAAGGAAGAACTGTCTAAAGAACTGTCTAAAAGGAAAGTTTCGGTTGATACTAATCCAACTGTTATTCCGAATACACTATTTGAGTATTTAAGAAATAATTTTTCATCGTCTGAGCAAATATATGATTCTGAGAGTGACTTATATAAGGAAATTATAAGCATGCTTCAATTAACTGCTCAAAAAATAAGAGAGTTAAATATGATAAATTCTTTTTGGGATGTTGAATATAAAAGTGGAGCTATTGTGTCTAAGAAACCAAAAAAAGAAACAGATCTACAGCCTCTAATCCATGGTCTTCTCAATGATATTGCTATTTCGAAAAATTTATTAGTAATAAGAGAAAATGATACAGGTGCGGGTAACTTAGATTTTTTATTTATTGGTATTGTGAAAAATAGAATGGTCAAGGTATGCGTAGAGTTTAAACATGCTCATAGCAAAAAGTTTGAAGATGGACTATTAAAACAACTTCCTGAGTACATGAAATCGATGGGAACAGATCTAGGTATATATTGTCCGTTTTACTTCAGAGGGGATAATTTTGCTGAACCTAAATTATTTGAAAACCCAGAAAAGTTGGTATCTTACTTAGGAAAAGCAGCCTTAAGAGAGGGATTAGATAAAATTCGAATTCTTCCTTTCAATTGCTCAGAGAGAGTTTCTGCGAGTAAGCTATAAATTCGCCGATACAATTGTTACGGTGAACCGTATCATAAATAACTGTAAACCAAAGAAAAATCCCGCTGGAAGAATAATGAATCAAGCAGGATTTTTTTAGTTGTTTTCATTATGAGTCCATCGAATATGGACTAAAAAAAATACACGCCGTAGCGTGTTTATCTACTCAATCCTCGTTTTTTGATAACTTCCCAGATCTGCCGCATTTCCTCTAGTTGATCCTCAGGAGCTTCTTTCATCTCTTTAAAGAAAAGATTCAATTCCGGATTATTAAAGAACTCCATCATTTCTTTTTCGTCGTCTGTCGCTTCCGGAATTAGGTTATCTGTTAGTCCATAAAGATAATCCACTGATGTTTCAAAAAGAGTAGCAATCTTAGTGACTGTTTCCATAGGTGGTTGCTTGGTTCCATTTTCATAGGCCGTATAAGTGGTACGAGCGACACCTAAAATTTCTGCGACATACCCTTGAGTAAATTTAGAGTCTAACTCTTTCCGGTTTTCCCGCAACTTTTTTAATCGTTTTGCAAAAATCATCATAGTAATCTTATCCTCCTTGAGGAATACATCTTAATTATAATGTTACTTAAAGAAACTTTCCTTAAATTGTTCTCAAAAGAAACTTTTTTGTTGACTTGTTACTTAAAGGAACATATAATGAGGTTAAGATAGTTCCTCAAAGGAACAAGGAGGTGAGGAAATGGAACGTAAATGGTTGAAAGATATGCGCGATAAACGTGGCATGACACAAGATGACGTATCAGAGCAAGCTGGTATTTCAAGAAGCTTTTACACACATCTAGAAAAGGGTAACAAAAACCCAAGTGTGAAAGTCGCTAAAAGTATTGCGAAAATACTAGCTTTCGATTGGACGCTTTTTTTTACAAATGAATGTTCCTTAAAGGAACTAAATAAAGAAGTCAGTTAGGAGGCGACAAAATGCCAGTCGCAAAACGAAAAATGAAATCTAAGAAAAAAGTAAAAGCACCCAGTACTGAATGGAGCAACGTCAAAAGTGTAAAGCTAGATCGCCTCATTTTTGAACGCAAGAAAAGAAAGATGAATCAAGCAGATGTTGCTGCCGTGCTAGGTGTTTCAGTCGCAACAATTTCACATATTGAGAACGGGCGAATGAAGCCGAATGCTGATGTCTCAATCGGACTTGAAATGCTTTTTGATTTACCATATGAAATCCTGTTTCCGGATTATTGAGAAGCCTAATTTAATTATAACTTTTTACTCGTACTTTCAAAATATGAGGTTTCGTACAAAAGGAGGTAAACAATGATTTCTGTATCAATTGATGAAGCGGTTTTATTACAGGTTTACCGTGAAGAAGTCCAAAAGAAACTGGATAAAACAAATAAAGATCTTGTGCTCTGGGACACATCGGAATTGAAACGACGTGTATGCATGAGCTGGAACACAATCCAAGAAAATTTCTTTTATGATCCACGTTTTCCGAAGCACAAGATCGGATCCAAGTGGTATTACCCAGCGAAAGAGGCAGAAGCATTCTTGCTTACTTGGTTCGAGGAGCAACGTTTAGCGGGTAAAAAGAGGAGGAGTTTAGCATGACGATTGGCAGAAAAATTGCAGACGCAAGAAAACGAACAGGGCATTCACAACGATCGCTTTCAGAAATGGAAGAAGTGGCCGTTTCAAAAGAATCCATTGCCAAATATGAAAAAGGAACGAGAACATTCCCGAAAGATATGTATCCGCGAGTAGCCGGTGCATTGGATGATCCCCAATTTTACTTTGAAACATGGCAGGAAACGACAGGGTATGTAAGCATTCCATATTTTAATGGAGCGGTCATTGATCGTCACCCAGCGGCAATGGTCCATCTTGTTAAAAGTGAAACGGTTGAAGCCATTGACCAGGTTGAAATGGTGTGTTGGTACAAACCTTCAGAAAACAGAACAGAGCATGAGAAAGAAGATGTTCGTCAAGTCATAAAAGAACTTCTGGATGCAGCTGCAAGCATGATTAACTTAGCTGCTGAACTTTGCAAAGATAACGGTTTTTCAATGAAGAGTCTCTTTAGGGAATGGCGAGTCAGTTTGAAAGCGAGGAAGTATGAACGATGACAAGTGAAATGAAAGAAAAGATTTGTGCACACAGTCTTATATATCGTATTGAAGAAAACATTGTGAACGGCGATATTTTGGAAGCGAAACGCTGCACGGTTGATTTATTGAATAGTTTGCGGGAGTTAGAAAGAGCACAAGAGAGACACAAAAATCAGAAGAAAGTGGATGACATTATTCAGAAGTTACGGGAGAACGGAGTACTGGCAGAAAGGGTTGTGCGGAATGGAACTGCTATATAAAACATTGCTGAACCTTGACTGGATTGCTCTTACATTTATTATCGGTGCATTTTGTTACTACTACGGCAAAGCGACTGGTGAACTTGAAGCAGAAAAAAGCAAAAACAAAGAGGAGGAATTGTTTTGAAGCATCCAATTATCGATCAAATTGAGCGGACAGGTTTTCCGGAGTATATGCGTGAGATTGAAGGAGATACACCAGTTGAGGACATGTTTGGAGACGAAATCATGAGCAATGATATTTACTTCATCATGAAAGATGGCTCAATTGTACTCGAACAAAATCTTAGTGAATACGCAGTCCAGTACATGGATGCGCTTGAAAAGCAGGCAGAAGCATGAAAAAACCCGCTGTAGGAAGCGGGCCGTTTAGAAATATTAGTTACTTATATTGTACAGCACATTAAAAACTGAATCAAGGGAGTGAAGAAGTTGGCAAAGAATTTGAATGCTATTCCAACACTGGATATGGAGCGCTCAGACTGGCTCATGCAAAGGAGAAACGGTATCGGCGGCAGTGACTGTGCTGCCATTGCTGGAGTCAATAAGTACAGCTCGCCGATGAAGGTGTACCTTGAAAAAACGAATCAGATTGAATCTGAAGAAATCTTCACTGTTAACGAGCAGGGCGGATTTGAGGAAGGAAGTGAAGCAGCCTACTTCGGCGTACTGAATGAAAACGTGGTTGCACAGGAATTTTCCCGCCGGACCGGATTAAAAGTACGCCGGAGAAACGCCATTCTGAAACATCCGGAATATGATTTCATTTATGCGAATGTAGACCGGCTGATCGTCAACAAGAATGAAGGGCTCGAATGCAAAACAGCTTCTGAATACTTAAAAAGCGAATGGGAAGGCGAAGAGATCCCAGCATCTTATCTGCTCCAATGCCAGCATTACATGGCAGTCACGGGTTTTGAAGCGTGGTGGATTGCGGTACTTCTAGGGGGAAATCGATTTATTTATAAGAAGATCGAGAGGGACGAGGAACTGATATCGTACTTAATCAACATTGAAAAAGAATTTTGGGAAAACCACGTGATTCCAAATAATCCACCGGCGTTTGATGGATCTATCGCTTCTAGTGAATTGCTAAAGGCGATGTATCCGCAACATGAACCGGACAGCACGATTGAATTAACGTCTGACCTTCAAGTATATATCGATTCCTATAAAGCGTTGGAAGCCGAAAAGAAAGAAATCGAGCTAAAGATGATGGAATGCCAAAACGTGTTGAAAGGTGCCATACAGGATAACGAAACAGCCTTTATCGGTGAGCAGAAAATCACATGGAAGTCACAGGTTTCAAATCGCATTGATTTAACCCGACTGAAAAAAGAACAACCGGACATTTATGAGCAATATATCAAACAAAGCATTTCCCGCCCTTTCAAAATTAAATAACTGGAGGTTTTAGCGTGGCGACGAACAAAACGATTAAAAATGAACTGGCAAACAAGCAGCAGAATGCACCAGCAAGACAAGTCACACCAGAGCAGTCCTTGAACGGCTTATTAAAACGAATGGGGCCCGAAATTCAAAGGGCTCTTCCGAAACATATGGATGCGGACAGAATGGCCCGTATTGCCTTAACAGCTGTACGTACCACACCTAAATTACTTGAATGCGATCAAATGTCATTCCTAGCAGCGCTCATGCAATCAGCTCAGCTCGGTGTAGAACCAAACACCGGACTTGGACAAGCATACTTAATTCCCTATGGAAAACAGGTTCAATTCCAGCTTTCCTATAAAGGACTGATCGATCTTGCAGTCCGTAGTGGCCAATACAAAGCGATTTATGCTCATGAGGTGTACGCCAACGACGAATTGGTCTTTGAATACGGCTTATATAAGGATTTGAAGCATATTCCCGCCAGTATTCCAGAAGGTGAACCAATAGGCTATTACGCTGTTTATCATTTGCAAAATGGTGGTTTTGACTTTGTGTACTGGACGAGAGAACGCATTGATCAGCACGCGAAGAAGTTTAGTCAGTCGGTACAAAAAGGATGGACAAGCCCTTGGAAAACCAACTACGACGCAATGGCAAAGAAAACCGTCTTAAAAGAAGTGTTGAAATATGCGCCGAAATCCATTGAGTTTCAAAAGACGGTAGAAGCAGATTCGACGATTAAACAAGAGATTGCGCCGGATATGAGCGAAGTAATCGATGTGCATCATGAATTAATTGAAGAGCCTGATACGCCGGTTGAAGAAGAAACAGTGCAGGAAACGAAAAAGCCGTCTGCAAAAGATACGGACTTGGATGCGATTCAAATTTCAGACGACGATCTTCCCTTTAAATAATGGAATACAAATGCGACATTCCAGATTTCATTCGTCAAATGTCCAATAGCAATGAAGAGTATATCAGATGGGTGAAGGGCTATTTTAAGCCCTCTCACCCGCATATGGAGCTAGTGAGTATTGGGAAGAAGGCAGTACTTAAAAAGAGGAGTGAACCTAATGCCTAAATACTTTCGATGGCCTGACTTTCAGGTCGATGAATCATACCAGAAGCACTGTGACAATTGCGATCAATTAATTCAAAATCAATTATTCTTTCACTGGTCACACAAAGGTTTCAATCTATGTTCAGATTGTTTACAAGATTTATATGAAACGACCTTTAATATCCGGCCGCTAGAAGTAGGTAACAGCGCTTTATATCAAAAGAAAACTATACCAGATAGCATCAGATGGCACATTTGGAATCGAGATGACTTCACATGTCAATATTGCGGAATCAAAGAAAATCTTTCGATTGATCATATTGTTCCGGAATCCAAAGGCGGCGACCTTTTAGAACAAAACTTAGTTACAGCTTGTCGCCCGTGTAACTCAAAAAAGAATAACCGAACACCAGAGGAAGCTGGTATGAAAATTATGAATGATCCAAGGCATTAACTAAAGGGGGAGCCACATTGTCCGGCTACATTAAAGACTATCGAAAAGAGCTCGATAGTGCCATTTGGATGATGCCCCCTCTCTATCACAGAATATGGCAGTATCTCAAATACAAAGTGAATCATCAGGAAAATAAAATACCGATGCGGGACGGCAGTTTTTTAATCATAAAGTCAGGGCAGCACCTGACATCGGTTCGGGATATTGCAAAAAACATCGGGTGGTACGAGGGGGTGAAATGGCAGGAGCCAAATCCCAAAACAGTGACTACCATTCTAAAATGGCTGGAAACGCAGTCGATGATCAAGATCGACCGGGGCAAGGGTAACAGGCAGTACACACTAATAACGCTGTTAAATTGGGACTCTTACCAACAAAAAAGCTTTGAAGGTAACAGCAGAGAAACAGATGGGGAACACCTCGTGGATATAAACAAGAATGAAAAAGAATGTCTTAAGAATGATCAAGATAGTGCTACTACTAAAAACGCGTACGAAGGAGCCAGTGACGGGGTGTCTACAACCGACCCAGTGCGTGGTGATTCGATTGAAGGAAATTCAGTTGAAGAAATATCACATACTCCTGAAGTGCAAATACAGAAGCTGCTGGATGGCTTTGTTGAACTGAGAAGTCACGGATTAATAACTTCAGCAGATGATTACCAACAAGCAAAAAAAATTATTGAATCCGGCATTTCTCTTGAAAACGCGTTGGTTTGGATGAAAGAGAAGTTTGATAGTTACCAGCCCAAACATCCGAACAAGCGAATCAACGCTTTGTCTTACTGCGTTGGTTACATTTTCGATAGACACATTGAAAAACAAGAAAAGGAGAATAGCCATGACAAAACAACGATTCACCACTATCGCGGACGTAATGGCGGATCTGCAGGAAAAGGCAAGTCAGCGGAACAAGCCTATAGAGAGCTGGAAGCCTCCCGAAAAGCTTGGGGCGGATGAATATGAGTGCAATATCTGCAATGATACAGAGTTCATTATTCACAAAAACGATCAGGGACAGGACGTTGCAAGATTTTGTGAGTGTAAAGAGCGGAAAGCCTGGAAACGCCGTTTTAAACAGTCCATGATTCCGGATGAATTTCAAAAAGCGAGTTTTGAAAACTACAAATGTGAGGAAGAAGTTCAGCAGCAGATGATGAGTCTGACTAAACAGTATTTGAATGAGTTTAGCATCGAAACAGGGGAAGATGGTTTGAAAAAGAAAGTGATCCCGTCGCAAAATTTTGGTCTAATCGCTTCTTTTGGTGAACAACGACTGAAAGAAATGCCGGTGGGAGAACGGGCGGAAATGAAGTGGAAGCACAATAATTTTGGCATCGGCAAAACACATTTGCAGGTCGCGCTGGCAAAGCAACTTCTGAAAAAAGGTTTTCAGGTGCTGATTGTCTCGGATGCAGTCTTCATTGATGACTTGATGCAGGCGAAACGAGCAGGGGATGAAGGGGAGCAGCTGAACCGTCTGTTAGGCCCGGCGCTTGAAGCGGACGTGTTGATATGGGATGACATCGGCAAATCAAAATGGACGGAAGCAAGGGAAACAATGTACTACCGGATTATTAACGAGCGGTACCGTAAGCAAATGCCGATTGTCTTTAACAGTAATGAAGATCGAGGCACGCTGGCGGACAAGATCGGATATGCTGCAGCCAGCCGACTGATTGGACAATGCAGCGATGAACAATATCGCTTTCTGCTTGATGCAGAAGGACAGGATTGGAGGTTGAAACGCAGTGTGTAAATTATGTGGTGGCACTCATCGTGTCGCATACGAAGGAGCGATCGGATATCTTGTGAAAGCGTGCCCGACATGCGGACCGGTACCAGAACAAATTCGAAAGGCGCGGAGAGAATTGCTTGATAAAAAAATAGCCGAAGCTGAATTGAAGCTGTTAGGGGGCGATGCAGCTTGAATCGTCATGAAGTGTATCGAATATTGAAAGCTCATTATGATCGTACCGGCAAGGTCATGAGCGCGGGTGAGGTTATTGATGCTTGTGGATCGACGGATCCGGCAGAGTTGATGTTCGGGCGCCGCATGCTTGATAAAGATCTGGACCTGCAGAGAGGGGGAGCCGCGTGAACGAAATCAAAGGCTATAACGAATTAACCGAAGCTCAGCGCAAATTGCTTTGGCATGTGCAACGAAAGCATTTGTCGTCAATGAGCCCAGGTGAGCGTGACAAATACGGGACCGGCAGCATTCAGAAAGTGAATTGGAAGGCGCAGGATGCTTGTGTTGAGGTACATTTTGTAGACGGAAAATGGTGGAATTATGCCTCAAATGGAACGTGGTAGTGAAGAAATAACAAATAACTTAATTAACAATGTGCAAAATTCAATTAAAAACATACGAAATGAAAAGAGGACGTTTCTTAATGAGAGCGCGTAATTGGAACGCGAAGAAAACATTTGTATACGGGATTCTTTTTGACAGCAAAGCCGAAGCTGATTATTACAAGCTTCTTCTGGCAGATCCAGACGTTGAAAAGGTGGAAGTGCAACCGGTATTTGAAATCATACCGACATACCCAGTTACGTGTTATCGCTGTAACGGCTCAGGCAAACGGACAAGCCCAAAAACGGGGAAGCCAATCAATTGTACTCTCTGCTCTGGAAAAGGCGAGAAAACGAAGGCGGGGGCGAAATACACGGCTGATTTTAAAGTTTATTACAAGGATGGTTGGACAGAAATTGTGGATGTAAAGGGAGGTCCTGCTTCACGGGATTTCTCATTGCGGCGGAAGCTACTTGAAAAGGCGATCGGGCAGGAAGTGACGGTCATAGAATACAAACACGGTGAATGGAAGAAGAAACGCTGATCAACAGTAGACCGAAACTGTGGATGAGAGAAGGCTCTTTTTTAGTCTTCTCTATATCGTTTTTTATAATTATTTATCGTTAATTTAATAGTCCAGATATTTTTTGAATGGATAGCTAGTTTGAATAGTTTTTATTCTTTTTCTTTCTGCGATAAGAGTAGTTTGCTATAAGCAGCCAAATGATAATAGAAGCTAAATCAAGATAATCTATAAACTCTTTAAAGAAAAACCGGCAGAGAATTATGATACCTAGAGCAATTAAAAACAAAGGATAAACACTGATTTTCTTTTTCAAAATTGACACTTCCTTTATAACTTGCTGGTTAAATAATTCTACCTTTGTATTCGTCTAAAAGGAAGATAAATAAAATCAACGCTAGTTAATAAACAGTACGACAAAAATGTGAACTGAAAAGGAGTGGCAGCCTTGAAAGTAGGCGATTGGGTTTTAGCAGCATCTGGCCGGTATTGGTACATGAGTTATATCGATAGCTTTTCGCAAGATTTAGAGACGGTTCATGTGACGAGAATAACCAGGTTTGTAGAAGGTAATCCCGAAAACATCAAACCAGCTCCAGCTACGTGCTCGATGAGTTTAATTGTACCGTTGGATTCGTCTCTTTTGAAAGAAGATTATGACGAACTTATCGATTTAGCGATTATGACGGGGGATCGACAATGGTTCTTTGAGTTAAGAGAAAGGATGTTGCAGGATGCGTAGGGGAATGATCGAGATAAAAAAGGGAGGAAGCACGATGGCGAGTATGACCATTAGCATTCTTGTTATTACTGGAGTTTAACAAACAATTCGCCTTTCAAGGGCAGAAAAGCGCATTGCCAGTCTTGAAAAGAAAGAGGGAAAATCATGCACCTGACCAAACGTGAGCGAGAAACACTTGCTTTTGTCCGGACGTACCAAGCAGAACACGCAGCACTCCCAACATACAAACGAATTGGTTTTGCTCTAGGGGGCGTGGGTGAAAGTACAGTCGGACGATATATGCAAACCCTGCGAAAAGCGGGGCTCATCAACTATAAGAGCAAAAAGAAACGTGTTGAAAAACAGAAAGAAGTCACACGAATTGAAAATAAACCAGTGCAGAAAGTGGTGGATGTTGTGAGATCAGGAGTACATGAATTGAGCCGCGCGGAAATTGAACAGAAAGCATACACGGTGGATTTAATGACGGCCCGACTTTCAGACGGCATGGAATGGCAATTTTTATTCACCGTCGATCGTCACCGTGGTTATGACGAATATGAACGGATTAAGCAGCAAAGAAAAGCAACTGGATATAGTCGGTATGGAAATAGTCTTTTTTGTGGAATGTTTAAGAATTGGTGAGGGGGCTTTCTTGTGGGAATAAAAAAAGCAGCCAGGTTGAGACCTGACTGTAAAAGGGTTGAAAAACAACCAATAGGGTTTGGGACATAACCAAAAACCGTTGTATAAAACAGTATGCCCATATCAGAAAAGTTTATACAAAAAAAACCGAGGAAAGTCCCCGGCTACAAATATTTGGAAGGTTCTTACTCATGAGAAAACTTAACACAGTAACAGTTTAACCAACGAAGAGAAAATTATACAAAAAATGATATTTATTCTAGATAGACTATTAAAGTTTGCTTTGCAATTGAAATTGGAGAATTAATTTGTCCAGTTCTTCGCTATATTTAAGGGTTTCCTTATCCGTAAATCCCTTTTTTAAACCAGTGGCTATCAGCAGCTTACGCATATCATCGATTTGAGCGGATAAGTCTTCCAGACTTAATTGAGTAGATAACATTGCATTTCCCCTGTACGCGTTTGTTTGCTAAAGCATAACAGGAAATATCATAAAATAAAGCGGAAAGAATTACCATGCATTCGACAAAACATCTAAAAACATTACAACTTTTGAGAGATTAAGAAATATAAAAGGCCAGGACTCTGCCCGGCCGTTGAATAGTACTCGCAATTCTATTTTAACAGACTGGGGGCGTCCTGTGGTATGAAGATGGACCATGAAAAAATGACAGCTGAAATAGATCTGATGAGTAACAAAACAATGTACGTGGTGAAGGACGGTCAGTTAATTCCGCATGAGCTGCCGGATTACGGAGAAACAGTCGTTATTACGATGGGCGGCAAGGTGGACCGATTAGAGACTACGCAGAAACGGAAGGTGTAACATGGAAATCTTTTTTGAACATCCGTGGTGGATGACGTTATGGATCGTACTCATATTTGGCTGTTTGAGTGAAATAAAGATCGGTAACAGGAAAGATGATTGATCAACAGTAGACCGAAACTGTTGATTCAATGTTTTGGTTGATACCGACCAAAATAAACAGAACTTAAGACAGTTCTGTTTATTCTTTTAATATTTCTATGTTCACTGCTATTCTTTGTGGAGGGTTGGAAAACATGACCTCTTTATGATGGGTCACATTCACTTTTTGACCTACTTTCAACGTAGATATTGTACTTTCATCAATATCAGTAATATCAAAAAGGATTTTTGTTTTTGTATCCTTTAGTTCTGAAGAAATTGACATTAAGGTAGCATCTATACTTTCTATATAGCCGATGGTTTGTGGTAATTCTTGTGAAGCTTCGTCGTCTTCTGTCTGTTCACTTTTTTGTGCGCTATTAGGCTGACAGGCAGCCAGTAAAAACAATAGCATGATAGAAGAGAGAAACAGAATAGATATTTTATTCATTTATTAACCTCCCATAAAGCATTATAGCAGGGATTTAATTCCTTTTATAGGTGATGGAGAGAAAACAGTAGGTAATGATAATCAACAGTTCGTCCATATTACAACATAAAAAGCCGGGTTTTCACCCCGACTTTGAAAAACCGGGCATTAATATAGCAAAATGTTCCGGTTAATAAAATTAATTTCATTTTATTTAAAGTTAAATCAAAAAACCGAGGGAGCCAAAACCCTCGGCCGAGGAGAATAACATTGATGCAAGCAAGAGTGAACGCTCATGCAACAACAGTTTAACCATCCAAGAGAAATTTATGTAAGGCAGCCAAAAGTGAACAACAGTATGGCCAAGGAGTAACTATTCCATGACAAGAATAGTTACTCGAAAAGGGCAAGATTTCTAAAAAAGGTGAAAAAGCAAGGAATTGTTTTCAGTATACGCAGTAACGATCCAAACCGTGAAAGTTCAATCTGTTAAATGAACAGCACGATGAAAAGCAACTAATCCAGAGTAAGAATAGTTGCTAGAGAATAATTGGAAAATACCCCTAAATAGGAGGAAGAAAGGGCTCCTATTTGTTTTTAATAAGTGATTCAAACGGTGAAAATTCAATCGGTTAAATGAACAGTTCAACGATATTATGGTATAAAAAAAGCCAGGTTACCCCGGCTTTTAAAAATCAGAATTAACATAGCAAAATGTTTCGTACAATAATATTATTTCCATTTAATAAAAGTTTATACAAAATAATCAAAATTGTATCCTCTAGACACAAACTGTGGAATAAAGGGAAATGTTAATTTGAAAATCCCTCAAAATGTTAAAAAGAAAATCGATAAAGCTATTTCCATCACTCATCTGCAAGGAAAACTTCATGCTGAAATAAATGAATGGTTATGCGTTAATCGCTGTTGTCGCAAGTTTAATCACAACCTAGTCCCTTTTTAAAAAAATACTTGCACCAATCTAGACGCAAAGAGTAGACCTATAAAGTGAAGGGGTGAAAGTGGAATGGCCGAAAAGAAAATCTATTTAGCGAATGGAGCTTTATTAATTAGAACAGAAGATGGCATTTACTTTTTGCAACGAGAAGAAAATGGTACGTCTATCCCCATTGAGGAAGGAGAGGGCGCGCGTTTACTTTTTGAAACCGTGGAACAACTAACAACTGTTATTGAAGCAATATACAAAACGAGCAGTATTAACAGTAATCTTTTTGTTGCTTATGAAGAAGTACTGCGAAAAATAAACGACTATGCACCTTTGTTAAATGAAAATTACCTGTTACAACTGTATAACTTAAAAGAAATTGCAAGAAAGGCACTGGAAGGGTAGTCAACAGTATTATATAAACAACTAAATAACCAACGTCCCAACGGAAAAACCGACGGACATCAAACTTTAGAGTAGGTTTACACCTGCGCTAGAGCTTGGTGTCCTTTTTTATGGAGAAAAGGAGTGTTCGTGATGAATCTAAGTTTGAAAGAACAGCTGCAAAGATGGAAAGAAGCCAATCGAGCACCAGTGAAGGCAAAACCGAAAGTTGAAAAACCGCGACGGAAGAAGCAGGAGACTTATTCTGAGCGTGAATGGAGGAGTCTAATGGGAATGGATATGCGGACGTTACGGCGCGGTAAAGGTGGAGCATATAAAGGATAAGGAGGATAACCATGCGGACACTCATTTATGAATACAAACAATCTTTGCGGTCATTAAGAGAAATGAAAACAGCCATTGAATCGAAAGTGGAATTAACAGAGCTTGATATGCAGGATAAGACACTCATCAACAGTATGATCAGTGAAATAGAGTTTGCCATTCAGTGGATGGTGTCCGGCCGGAATCCTGATGCAAGACGTGGGGCAGATCGTACAGGTGCTTATACTTTGGACCCGAAGTTGATTGAAGCAGTTGTGCCAAATCGTGCGGTTATGGAAGAGGGGAAGATCACAGCGGATGAACAATGGCTGCTGGATGATGTGCTAGGGGATTTAACGGTGAGGGAGAAGGATGTATTTACACTGGTTAGGGCAGAGGGATTATCGTTCGAGTATACAGCTGAATTGCTCGGTGTCACAAAATCATCTGTCCAGACGTATCTTGAACGGGCGCAGAGAAAAATTGAAGAGCGGAAAAATGGCAGCCTTTTTCTTGTTTCGTAAAAGTGGATTTTAATGGAACAGGCCTGCCGCACCTATGTTTGATAAAAAGTAGGAATTATGGGCCAAATTACAAGTTAATTTAGAGAAAAAACACTTTAAAATTTCCCCGGCATAAACGAATAATAGAGAAGAGAAAAAGAATAGGGGAATTGCTATGAAAAAACTGCTTTACGTACTAACTTTTGTTGTTGGAATCTTTACTTTAACAGGGTGTGGGGATTCTTTTACAACATCAAATTTGGATAAAATGATTTCTGCTGCATCCAGTAATGATGATCTGGATAGTTATCTTCTTTCTGTAAAATACAATGAAACCGAAAGAGCTGAACCTGAAGAAGATCCGTACTATTGGTACGATATAAATGGAGAGCTTAAAGATAGCTTTGACGAACTATCTAAAAAGGAACAACTTCAGTTCTTCGGAAAAATAGTTGAATTAATGCAAAAAAATGGCGGGGAAATCATCGAAGAGAGTGAATTTTTTTGTGGTGAAGACATCGAATGTAATATTGGACACATATATTTAAAAACGTCTAAACACACCTATGGAGTTGAATATTATTCCTATACGTCATCTGACTTATTGTTTATAGATGACCAAATTGTCTATGATGCAACTGCTAAAGATGGTAAATACATTGCGCCTGGGACTATAGAGGAAGAGGTTAGCACTGTAACTGATACTACATCTTCAGAAGAAGATACCAATACAACAACTTCATCAGAATCAGCGGGTTCAACAGATGTCATAGAAGTTGGAGGCACGGATGTTAGAGAAGCTACGGGGGCTGAATGGGCTGAATTATCATTTGATGATAAATTCATAATGGTACAAATTATTATTGAATCTATGGAATCTGGAGGAACTACGGTAACTGCTGATGCTTACTGGTTTATCGAGGCATTAAATGCATTCTATGGAGATGGACAAGATATAACAGCTTCTGAGAAGATAATAGATATCATGACTATGTCTGGTGTTGCTGGTGGCGTTATTAAATAGAAGAGTAATGGTTACATTTTAAAAAGATCAAGTTTAAACCTTGGTCTTTTTTTGTTGCTTAAAAGGAGATGAAAACATTCTGAAGGTACAGCATTATGATCGAGTGCTGATTACAGATTCCATGCCGAAAAAAGATTCTTCTGGTTTTTAACAGTGACCGCTCCTATTACGCGACTAGGGGTTTCCCTTACCAAAAGGGCGATGGTAGTACAGACGAGGCAAAGCTGTTGGATGATGTGCTTGGTGATTTAACAGCAGGAGAGAAAGATGTTTTCACTCTAGTTAGAGCGGAGGGATTAACGTTTGGATATACAGGGGAATTGCTCAGCATCACGAAATCATCTGTTCAGACGTATTTAGAACGGGCGGAGAGAAAAATTGAAAAACGGAAAAATGGCAGCCTTTTTCTTGTTTCGTGAAAAGGGCTGTTTTTATGGTAAGGATGCCTGTATATGAAAGAATAAAACAAAAACCCCATCAGAAGACAGGGTTAAAGAAGAATCCTTTAAGTGATTTATAAGCGGGCATCCGTCGAATTATTTCTTGTTAGCTAGACCAGTTAATTCACTGTAAGTTTTCCCGTTAATAGTTGCTTTTATGAAACCAACATTCGGTGCGTAATATTTGGTATATCCCTTGCTAGATTTCGTAGTAACCACATTTTTAAATGTTCCAGCTGGGGTTGTTAGAGTTCCGTTTATAGCAGTTATCTTGTACTTTACACCCCAATCGGTCCATTCTTTACCAACCTTTAATGGATAAGAAAGATCAGTATGGTACTCGGAATCAGGCCATCCGAAGTATAAACCTTTACTATCTTCTTTTACGAGAGAAGTACCCTCTTCATCAAGCCATTCATCCCAACCATAATATTTTCCTGTGTAACGAACTGTGTAAGTCATTCCGTCATTTCTTTCATAAGTGTATACTTTTGTCTTATCCATTAGGTAACTATACATTCTTAGATGTTTTGTAGATACATAGGCCCTTTTCTTTTTATAACCAATTTCTGTCCAGCCACTCTTGGTTTGTGAATACACAGATACTGAAGCATTGTTTTTTAAAGATCCAATTACTTTGTAATTAGTCCCTGGGCCACTTCGAACGTTGAGAGTACCACTGTCAATACTGACGTAACCTACTTTTGTTGAGGCTGCACTCGAGTTTAATGGATTAAATTGCAGTACCACTGCGAGAACTAAAAGGAAGGACAGTACACATTTGACTATCTTCTTTGTAAACAATATGATCTAACCCCCTTATTAAGATTAGGAAAATTATACTACGTTAGTAAAAAGGTGTAAAGAAGCCGTATGTTTTACAGAAGGATGTTTTTTGTCGTACGGATGGCGTATAGATGAGAAGATAAAAAAATAAAACAAAGAGAATAGGCTCCTTCTCCAAATATAAAAAGTATAAGCTATTGTTTTGCGGAATTTTTTCCTTCTTTTATAATTAATCTCCTTCTAGTTCTGTTATACTATATCAATTAATGAATATATTTCCAATTGGAAGTAAGGGAGAGAAATTTATGAAAAAGTTTAAGCGTAGTCTTGCGATAGCCGTATTGACAGGAATGGTGTTCGCTTCAACTAGCCCGTCAGCAGAAGCAGCAAGCTTTGATCCCGTTTTAACACAGCCTACGAGTGCGTTTCCTTTTACGGACGTGCCTGTAGAAAGCAAGGAAATGGTTTCGGCCCTTTATCAAAACAAATTTTTAAAGGGGATCAGTGCTGATCAATTTGGATGGGATCTGACGATCAAGCGCGTGGATGCTGCGATGGTCGCTGCACGTGGTATGGGCTTTTGGAAAGAGCACCGCTCTATGTCAAAGGAAAGATTGACCTTTAAAGACATTCCAGATCGCGCTAAAGATTCTATAACATATCTCCAGCTTTCCGGAATAGTAAATGGAAAAACAGAAACCCTTTTTGGATCTAACGATATGATCACAAGGGGAGAGGCTGCAATTATTTTCTCAAGAGCCTACAATGATGTGCTGTTGCGGCCAACCGAACCAGTGCACCATTTTACGGATGCAACAGGCCGATACGCGGAGGCCATCAACAGGCTGGCTGCGACAGGCATTACGCATGGGAAAACGCCTGATCAGTTCGGTACCAATGATCTGGTAACACGGGGCGAATTTGCGATAATGGTAGCCCGGCTGAGTGATCCCTCTTTATCTCCATCTGCTTATGGTGACCTGCCTTCTTCACAAGGCGGATTAACCATGAGAGCGGAAAAGGAAAACTATAGTTTGTCGCCTGATACAAGAGTAAGCATAGAAATTGTTAATAATGCGGATTTCAGTTATTCCTCCAGTCGTGGATACACATTGGAAAAGAAGCAAGGGGATAAATGGCTGCAGATAAAATATGTCTCTGATCTAGCGTTTCCAGGGGATATGCCTAGAATAGAAGCTGGTGAGAGCCAAAAAGAAAGCATTTGGTTTGGCGATTTTAAAACAATAATCACACAGGGGGAATACAGAGTTAGGCATACATTTTATCCATCGATGAATGGAGAAGAGAAGGCGTCTATAGCGGCATACTTCACAATTACTGAATAAATTATTAGTTTGTAATCATCTTGTTTACAAACATCCCGAAGTGAAGGGATCACTCACTAATACTGGTGGATGCTTTTTTCTATATTTTAAAATAAACATCGTTGTTTTTGTCGTATAGCTGTTGTATCTATGAGAAGGTAAATAAAAAGTAGGACAACGTACAAAACAAATTGAGTCGCTCAAATCCGAGTGGCTCTTTTTCATACATAAAAACAGAGGGGTGGAAATCGAATGCTTCCAAACAGAGTAAAAATAGTCGGGATTGAATATAAAGTGATCGAAAAAGATGTTGTTGAAATTAACGGCAACCTAAATTACAGTTGCGGCTTGAAGTCGTACAAGGGGAAGAAAATTAGTGGCAGACTTTTGGCATGATTTTGGTCGCATAATGGCACGCGTTTTGTTATTGGGGGTGCTATTATGTTAATAGAGAAATATAAGGAATGAGGCACTCACTGATAAAGGCGGGTGCTTTTTCTTTTGTGTTGAAATTGAATGGTGACCCCCGTAAAAAATCGTGATATCGCAAGTAACATAAGAAATAATAGTTTAGGAAAGTAGCATAGTAAATATATCTGCAAAAAACTAATATTTTTTCCATTTTTATATATATTGTAGGTGTTTTGTATTACTATAGAAGTTAAACAACCTATGTGAAAAGAAAGGGGACAATATGGCTAAAAAATTTCTTTTAGCAATAGTTTTAATGCTTATTTTTAAAATAATTTATGGGAACATTCAAGATGCAAAGGAGCGTGAATCTACTTCTTTAAGTGACCAACAATTTGCGGAAACTTTTGGTCCAAAAGATGATCCGCTTGGTCAAAAAAATGATCTATTAACAGATACCGAAAATATCGATACAGAGGTAATAGAAGAAAGCGAAGCGTTGGGTTCCGTAGAAGAGACTGTAGAAATAGTAGAGGAAACCGAAAAAGAAGTTGAAGTTGATTCAGCACAAGTGTCAATAGTCGAAATATATGCAGAGCATGATGTACAAATAGATGGACTTACCGATGGGAGAATTCCGTTAGTCGTAAAAGTGAAAATTAGTAATACCGGAACTGGAACTCAAGACTGGACGACTAACCCAGCTGCTTTTACAATTTCAACTGGGGATGGTAAAACATTTGAGTACTCTGGAGGAACCAAACTTAATAATTATGGAGAATACGAAGCGGAACTACCGATGTTGCATATTATGCCAGGACAAAGCGCAGAAGGATGGGTAGGATTTGAGCCAGAATGGTCAACAAGCTATGTGCTAAATTACCATGACAATGGAGAGTATATACAAATTCCTTTTGAACTTCCAGAGGGCCAAATGAAGACGTCAGTGGTTCCACCTGAACCGATAGTACAAGAAATTATAAAGCAATAAGTAAACAGATTCATCGTACTATTGTGTAATATACTTGTGTAACAAAATAAAACGGCATCAAATAACATTCTTCATGCCGCACTTACGACATTCACGTAAGAAGATGGCATCTTTGATAGAACTCTTAAACTGAGCGTTATCGCAATTATCACAGCGACCGCTTTTTATATCCGGATATTCATTAATGTTGTATGTAATGCTTAAATCATATTCTCGTTTTTCTTCCATGCTGCACACTCCTTTGAAGTCAATTGAACATGATAGTATGCAAAACGTAATGAATAGAGTAGGAAAATAAAACCTTTTATCGTAGCATAGAATAAAAGGAGTGATAGAAGTTGGAAGGACATGAATGGTCAGTAAGATTATATGTAAACCCTGGCATAGTTGGATGGAATTTAAGCCCTCACTTTTATTTTTGGAATGGTGAGGCTGAATTTGGAGATATTGATCCTAGTTTTTCTTCTCACCATGTAAATGTATTAAGTTTAGATGAGGTAGATAGAGCGTATTCTAGAATCAAAACCTTATTGCGTATCATTAATGGCGTCTGCAAATTGACAGACAGGAGCTTTATCAAGTCAAGTACTACCTTAGAATACTTTGAAAAGAATCACTTTAGTGCTCCGAATTATAGGGAAGATATGAATATTCTAATTGAGGAGTTGGAAAATCCTTTTGATGAAAAAGTTGTGGGGGAAATACGCGATAGAGAGCGCGAAAAATGGATTTTTCAAGGTGGAAAACGACCATATATTCCAGGTTTTGATGAGTTCATGGTAGATGAGAGTATTGATAATCCAACAGCAAGGAATATTTTGTTGTGGCTTTCACTAGGTGAAGAAGAACTACTATATTTTATGATTAATGCCTACAAAATCATGGACAGTATTAAAACTGAAACTGGGGTACTACAGAAGGGTAACCAGGATGCATCGCTTGATAATTTGAAGGTTGCCGCAAAAAAAATGCAGACTCATTCTCACTATATGAATACTAAAGCCGCATCTGGAATTTTATCAAGGCACGGAGAAAAACCGGAGGCACCCCCTAAAAACATTCCTACAATTGAAGAAATGAAACAGGATTTAGTTATGCTTGTATCAGAATGGTTTAAGTATCAATTTATCATTAAATATAATGTCCAACCAAAAGAATAAAAGAATTTTAGAAAACAGGCATCCTACGGGGTGCTTTTTTATGTCCAAATAAACAAAGCGATTAGCGAAGCCGAAAAGAAGGAAATTGTAGGTTTTTGTTGAATTACCTGGTGAAAGGATTGAGACAAAATGAAAGAATGGGAAGCTTATTTTCACCAGCCAAAACCTGTAAATGAACTAATAAAAAGTGCATTAATTGTAGTAGATACGAATGTTTTGTTAGCTGCTTATCAATGGAGAGAAGTTACCGTTAATGAAATGGTTAATGCATTAGAAAAATTGAGTAATGAAAAAAGATTAAGAATTCCCTTACAAGTAATTCAAGAGTTTTCTAAAAATAGACCACAGCAATTAATTCAAAGAATAAACGATATTGAAACGTTAATTTCAGGACTGCAATCACATAAGTCGTTAAATCAAAAAGTACCTATGTTAGAAGGAAAAGAAGTATACGAAGAAGCAATCAAATTGCAAGAGCAGTATAACAAGGCAACGAAAGATTATAAAGATGGACTAATCAAACTTCGATACAATTTAAAAGGTCTTTTTTCAAAGGATTCTTATTTGGAAAGTTTAAAGGAGATTATTGATAAATCGTTTTTTTCTCCTGGCGAACAGGAATCAGTAGACAAACTGATAGAAAAAGCCCAAAAAAGATTTAAAGATAAGATACCTCCTGGCTTTAAAGACAGTGAAAAAGAAGAAAATAATGCAGGCGATTTTATTATTTGGGATTTTATAATGAAATTGCAGTCAGATGTAATATTTATCAGCGGCGACAAAAAAACAGATTGGGTGTATTCAGATGGAAAGAAAAACCCGATTAGCGCTCGGAGAGAATTGGTGGAGGAGTTCTACCGAGAGACTGGCGGAAAAGATTTTGTTCACTTATCACCCAAAGAGTTCATTACTTTACTGAATCCGGAGGTTAGTGAAGAAGTGAAAGAAGACCTGTCGACCGAGCTTTCTTCGAATGATGTGGAATCAGAGAAACATGGGAAAATTCCGTTGCGAACTTGGATTAGTAATTTACTATTCGAATATGATCCTATGTGGGTTGTTTATGATCAGGATACACAAACCGATGAATACGTACCCGAAGCTTGGCGGATTTATGATTTTATAGAGAACGGAAATTTCGAAAATGATGAAGAGTTTAATGCTGAAGTTAGAAATATATTACAAGCATCTTTTGGTACTGATGTAGTTATCTCGGTTGAAAGATTTCAAGAAATGTTGAGAACTTTATATGTTCGAGCAGTTTTTGAAAAGATAAGGAATACACGAAAATCCAGGAATAGATTTGCAAACATCACCGAATGAGTGGTGTTTTTTGTTTGAATAAAAAATGAAGCAATTAGCGGCAAGGAGATGATAAAGAAAGCACATCTTGTAAAGAAATGGAGTGAGGGTGATGTAGATGCCAAGAGCAAGAGATCCGAACAGAGATAAAGCGTATGAGTTGTATAAGCAACATAATGGAGATATAACCAATCGAGCTATTGCAGACCAATTAGGAATAGATGAAAAGAAAGTGGCTGTATGGAAACAACGTGATAAATGGAATGTTATACAACAATCAGAACATAACGTTGTACAACAAAGCGATGAAAAGCGGAACAGAGGTGCACCCGTTGGTAATTCTAATGGGAAAGGTAATCGGGGGAATAAACACGCAGCTCCTCCAAAACAAAACTCAAATGCTCTCAAACATGGCTTTTATGCAAAGCACCTTCCAGAAGAATTTTTAGAAATAATGGAGGAAGTGAGGCAGACAGACCCGCTTGATTTAATTTGGGAACAAATAGTTATTCAGTACACTGCTATCATTCGAGCTCAAAAAATCATGTGGGTTGAAAGTGGTGACGATCATTTAAAAGAAGAGTCAGGAAGTAGCTGGGGAGATACCGGAGGCAGTAAGTCGCATAAAGTATCTTTTGCGTATGAACAATATTATGCCTATTTAAGCGCCCAGTCTCGGGCTATGGCTGAACTTCGCAACCTGATCAAACAATTTAATGAGCAGGCACATATTCACGATGAGCGCCGCTTGAAGCTAGAGGGGATGCAAACCGCTATTGCCAAATCAAAAGCCGAGGTTGAGAAGCTGACAAACAATAACAATGAAGGGCCAATTGAAATTGTCATCAAAAGAAGAGGTGAGGCCAAATGATGGCAGTTGAAAAAGAGGTAAGCCCTCATTTTGATGATTTTCTGTTTGAATGGTCCACAAAATTTCAGTTTCTTGTTGGTGGCTATGGTTCTGGCAAAAGCTATCATGTTGCATTGAAACTTATTTTGAAGCTACTAGAAGAAAAGCGGACCGCTCTCGTTGTCCGTGAAGTATACGATACACACCGCGACTCTACTTATTCTTTGCTGGAAGAGCTGGTTATTGATTTAGGACTCGAAGGCGGCATTAAATGTATGACTTCACCTATGCAGATCCGCTTCCCAAATGGCAGCAAGATCATTTTCAAAGGAATGGACAGGCCACAAAAATTGAAGTCGATCAATAACATCTCCATCGTCTGGATCGAAGAGTGTTCAGAAGTGAAATATGCTGGCTTTAAAGAATTGCTAGGGCGGCTCAGGCATCCGACATTGAAGCTGCATATGATTCTATCTACAAACCCAGTAGGGGAAGATAATTGGTCGTTTAAACATTTCTTCAAGGATGAGATAAACAATCGTTTGATACTAGACGACGCGGATCTGTATAAGAAAAGAACAGTCGTGACCAACGACACCTATTATCACCATTCCACGGCGGAAGATAATTTGTTTTTGCCAGAAAGCTATATTATCCAATTAGATGAATTGAAAGATTATGATCCAGACCTTTACCGTATTGCGCGGAAAGGTCATTTTGGCGTGAATGGCGTGAAGGTGCTGCCACAATTTGAAGTGCAGCCGCACGACGCTGTTATGAAGGCGATCAGCAATATACGTTCGCCAATTAAGCGAGTGGGAATGGACTTCGGCTTTGAAGATTCTTACAATGCGTTGGTTCGCCTAGCAGTCGATCACGATAAAAAGATTCTTTATATCTACTGGGAATATTATAAAAACAAAATGACGGATGATAAAACAGCTCAAGATATTATAGAGTTTAAAGAAAGCCGTGAATTAATTTGGGCAGAGTCCGCTGAACCGAAAACAATCCAGTTTTTTAAACAGAACGGATTCAACATGCGAGGAGCAAAGAAATTTGGAGGTTCCCGCCTGGCGAATACAAAAAAAGTAAAGCGGTTCAAGCAAATTGTTTGCTCTGATCAATGTACGAATACGATTGCGGAATTGAAGCCGCTCACGTACAAGAAAAATAAATTGGATGAAATTATTAAGGATGAATTTAATATCGATCCCCATACGTTTTCAGCTATCTGGTACGCACTTGATGGTTACGAAGTATCAGACTTGAAAGGAAATGGAATCCGCAGCTTCAACAAAGAAAAATTGGGCTTATAAGGTGGTGAATTCATGTTTCGATTGGATGAAGATAGAGAAGTAACACCTGAATTGATTCAGAAGCTAATTGAAAAACACGATACAAAGCGAGAATTAAAGCTTCGTCAGTATTATGACGGAGAACACGACATTTTAAAGCGGAAGTTCGAGGATGAAACGAAGCCGAATAATAAAATCGTAACAAACTTCTGCCAATACATCACAAATTTGAGTGTCGGTTATTTTACCGGGAAGCCCGTGAGTTACAGTGCCTCGCAAAAGCAAGAAGCGGCTTATATGGAAAAAATGCAGGAGATATTCGATCTGAATGATGAACAGCAGGTGAACGCCTCTCTCGCACAATCTACCAGTATTTACGGCAAAGGGGTTGAAATTCTCTACACAACGACCGGCTTGAACAATGAATTAGAAATCCGGTTTTGTGAATTGGATTTAATCGAACAAAACATCATTTTGGCGTATGACCGCTCTGTAGAAAAGAAACTTGTGCTGGCCATCCGCTATTTTAAAAATAAAGACATTCTTGATGATAAAGAAACGATACAGACATTTGTGTACACGTCGAATACCATTTCTCATTACATCGATACAGATGAAGGGTACCAACTTAAAAGCGAAGAAGACCATTACTTTCAGGAAGTACCGATTAATGTGTATTGGAATAAAGAAGAAGACGGCAAAGGGGATTTTGAGGATATTATCACCTTGAATGATGCTTATAACCTTCTGCAATCCGATGATATTAATGAATCGAACTATTCGAATGATGCCTACTTGGTCTTTAAAGGATTATCACCAGATGCTGAAGATATCCAGGCGATGAAAGAGCGTCGAGCCATAGAGGTCGATGGCGAGGGTGAAGTAAAATGGTTGATTAAAGACATTAATGATACGTGGAAAGAAAACTTGAAAAGCCGACTGGTAAGTGACATTCACCGTATATCTGGTACTCCGGATTTATCCGACGATTCATTTGGTGGCAATCAAACGGGTGAGTCAATGAAATATAAATTAAAAGCATTTGAGGACAACCGTGCAATGAAAGAACGCTGGTTCAAACAAGGCTTGCAGCGGCGCATCCGCTTAATTACGAACATTTTGAATATCCAGGGTCATATGTATGATTGGCGTTCCATTGTACCAGCATTTTCAGCTAACTTGCCAAAAGCAGATTTGAGTGTGGATGAAATGATTAAATTAACGGCTACCGGCATACTCAGCAAAGATACGGTCCGCTCAAAAGTCAGCATCATAGAAGACCCAGCCGATGAAGCAGAAAAGATTGAAAAGCAGGATGCTGATTACATCCGTTTAAATGTTGATAATCAGCCCATGAATCCTTCTGAATCGAAGGAAGTGCAATCCGATGCAAGAGCGATATAGGAAGCTGACAGAAAAGCTGGTGAAGTTTACAAGTAGAGCGGAAAAGGAACTGGTGGCAGAATACATGACTGCTTTGCAGGATATTCACCGTCTACTAGAATCTCAATACCTGCAATATGAAGAGGATGGGAAACTGACCTTTGAAGTGATGACCAAACACAACCGTTTGAAGAAGTTTGAGCAAGGGATGGTTGATTATATCGTTGTGCTTAATAAAAAGATTGGTTCCACCCTTATTAAACACCTGAAAGACCTGTATACCGAGGGGTATTATACAGGCGCTTGGATTCTTGAAACTGAAACGCTGACGAAACTGGCATTCAGTTCAGTTCCAATTGAGGTACTGGAAAATGCTATTCAACATAATTTCACCGGTTTAACGCTGAATGAGCGTCTGCAAGCACAGCGGAATGATGTGATTTTGAAACTGCGTCAAGTGGTGACGAGCGGCCTGCATGAAGGTCAGACGTACCGTACGATGGCTAGATCTATTCAAGATCAGATGGAAATGAATGCAACGAAGGCGATGCGGATTGTTCGTACGGAAAGCAAAAGATTAATTGAGATAAGTAAGCTGGATTCCGTACAGCATGCTAATAAAAACGGTGTTGTCATAATGAAGGAGTGGAATTCCAGTCGTGACGAGCGGACTCGAAATAGCCACAAGTCACTGGATTCGAAAAAGATTCCAACTGATGCCGAATTTAGTATTGGTTCAGATAAAGGCAAAGCACCGACGTTGTTTTCTAGGCCGGAAAATTCAATTAACTGCCGCTGCTTCTTAACGTATTCCGTTGAAAAGATCGAGAAGCCGCAACATGCTGGATTAAAAGATATGCCGCTTGAACAGTGGAAGAAGGAACGGCTGACAAAATGAAGAACGGTGCTTTGAGATTCTGTAGCTGAAGTCGCTGAAATAGCGTCTTTTTTTATTGTCCAAATATCACTGATGACATTAAAAGCTGCTGAAAAAATTGTACTTTCGTAGGGGCTGTTTTCTGCAACTGCAAAGGGCAAGGAGGAATTATTTATGATTAACCATCAACCTGAAACAAAACTGCCTTTTTTCTATAAACCATCATTGCCGCTCCGTTTAGACATTCAGTTTTTTGCTGATGAAGATGAGCAAGGTGGGGGCAATCAGTCTGCCGCTGTTGGGGACGAAGACAACCCGCAACCAGCTGTGGGGGATGAAGACAACCAGCAACAACAGGGGCAACTGTCATCTACTATTACACTGACGGAAGAAGAGCTACAGAAGCGCCTGCAAAGTGAAACGGATAAACGGGTCACGGAAGCGATTAAAAAGCGCGAGGAATCATTACGTAAGGAAATGGAAGAAAAGATTAAAATCGAGCGCAAGGAAGCGGAAGAGCTGGCAAAACTCACAGCTGACGAGCGGGCGAAATTTGAGAGTGAGAAAGAAAAAGCCCAACTTCAAAAAGAGAAGGATGCTCTTGAAGAAGAGCGCAAAGCGTTCCAGCATGAAAGACTGTTTCTTGAAACAGAAAAGGCATTAACCAATGAGAGCTTGGACGATCGTCTCGCACCTTTCTTGATCGGTGAAGATGCTGAAAAAACTTATGAAAATATCAAGATTTATAAAGAAATTCACCAAGAAGCGGTGCAGAAGGAAGTCAATGAGATTTTGAAGGGCAAGAAGCCTCTTATTGGCGGCAAGCAAAACTTAAGTGAGATCGAGCAGCTTGAATCTGAGCGTCAAGACGCATTAAAACGTAAGGATTTGGCGACTGCGGTTGCACTTAAAAACAAAATCCATCAATTAAACAAAAAATAGGAGGTAATGAATCATGACAGTCATTACAGGACAAGGAAACTCTTTTAATCTTCCTAACTATTCAGGAGAACTATTCACAGCGGACGCGGAAACAACGCCTTTTTTAACCATGATTGGCGGATTAACAGACGGTGGGCTTGAAACGACTAACAAAGAATTTTCAACTGCCAGCCTTTATGATTATCCAACACCGGCGCAACCGGCAATTTCAGAACAAGCGTCCACTACGGCTCCTGCTGCTAAAACTTACGCTCGTTCACAAGAAAAGAATATCACGCAAATTTTCCAGGAAAAAGTGTCTGTGACGTACCGTAAAATGTCCAATTCTGGCCGCTTGAGCGGATTGAATACAGCGGGTGCACGCGGCAATACGGCGAGCGAGAAGGATTTCCAAATCGCACGTGCGTTAACGAAAATTGCGCGTGATGCAGAGCATACCTTCCTCAATGGTCAATATGCTGCAGGTGCAACAGTTACCGATGCGGATAAAACACGTGGCATGTTCGAACTTTGCTCTACTGGTAATACCATTGCTGCAGCGGGTGCGACATTAAGCAAATCGTTGATCCAACAATTGCTTCGTACAATGGCGACAAACGGAGCAATGTTTTCCGATCCGGTGTTATTTGTGAATGCGTACAACAAACAAATCATCAGCGATATTTATGGTTATGCTCCACAAGATCGTAACGTGGGCGGCGTGAACATCCAACAAATTGAAACCGACTTTGCCAAAATCGGGATTGTGTGGGATCGATTTGTTCCAGCTAATTCTATCGGTGTTTTTGATTTGGCGTATGTAGCACCTGTCTTCCAGCCTGTTCCGGACAAAGGTGTTCTCTTCTATGAAGAGCTTGCTAAGAGCGGTGCAGCTGAAGATGGGCACATCTACGGTGAAATCGGACTAGATCACGGTCCATCGTTCCTTCATGGAAGCATTACAGGCCTAGCGGTTTCTTGATGACAAGGGAGAAGGTGCTCTTCTCTCTTTTTATCTTCATAAAAAGGAGGAATTCTAGTGGGGAAAATTCAAAATGATAACCGTGTAGATCCGGTTTTGAAAGAAGTGATTCAGATGCCAGCGCAAGCGAACAGCACTGCTGTAGATGTTGCTAGTTTGAATACACAAATCAACAGCCTTCTTCAGAAACTGCGCGATACAGGATTAATGAAAAACTAACAAAAAAATTAAATGAGGTGGAACCATGAAATTCTACGGTCATGGTATTGTATGGGATAAAGACAACGACAAAGCCCTTTGTACCTTCGAAAATGGGGAATACGAAACGGATGATCAGCGGACTATTGATTTATTAACTGAAGCGGGAGTGGAGCATGATGTAGAGGAACCTATGTCAATAACAGAGATGGGCGTACCAGACCTGAAAAAGCTTGCAAAACAGCAGGGTATTGAAGGATACAGCAAAATGGATAAGGAAGAATTGCTTGCTAGTTTAGGCAATGAGTAAACAGGTCGCTAGTGGAAAAGAACATTTAGAGCGACCTGATGAGGTGATGAAGGATGGCCAGATCGAGAAGAACAATCAGAAGCTTGAGTGAACTGGATGCGATGGCGGATAATCTAGCTGCTTTAAATAACAAAAAAATTAAAGTGGGCGTTTTTGGCGCGGACAGCGCTGAAATGGTGATGATTGCGACCGTACATGAATATGGAACGGAAATAACCGTCACGGATAAAATGAGGGGTTGGTTTGCTTATCAGGGGTATCCACTGAAAAAAGAAACCACCAAGATTGTGATTCCGGAACGTTCTTTTCTGCGCAGTGGCTTCGATGAAAATATTGATGATATCACCGACAAGATGAAGCGGATGATGACAGATGTAATTGATGGGAATATCGATCAAGATGTTTTCTTCAATGCTATTGGTCTGGAGTTTGCCGGGCTCATTCAAAAGAAGTTGCGGGATTTACGTGATCCAGCAGACAGCAGCATGACCACGGTGCGTAAGGGATCATCAAATCCTTTGATAGATTCTGGCAGGCTTGTCGGGTCGATCCGTCATGAAGTTGAATAAGGGGGTGAAAAGATGCTGGTACAAAACAAAGGGAATGCAGTCCGTCATATTGGCGCCGCTCTATTTCCGGGTTTAACTCGTTTGAGTCCGGGTGATGCTGAAGCCTTTCTCCAAGCGAGCAAATATCCGCAGAATCAACATCTGATCAGAAGCAAGGAAATTGAAGTTGTGGAAGAAGCGCAACCGAAAAAACAGAGGAAAGTTCAGGATGTCCGTGCGGATGAGGTGAAAGATGCCCTGGTATCTAAGGAGGTGTAAGGATGCCTGCACCCTATGCAACAATTGGCGACATACGCAATACAGCCGCTCACTTGGCTGCTGTTTCTGATGCAACGCTAACACTCATTATGAGCGATGCGGCGCTTGAGGTGGATGGATTGGAGCTGATCGAAAAATATCAGGGGGAACTATATAAAGAAAAGCTCACCCGGTATTTGACGATCCACCTGGCCACCTTGAAACCACAAGAAGTAGTGAAGGAAAAGCTGGATGTGCTCGAACGGACGTATAAAAGCGAAGCCGGATTGAGTGGTCTGTCTGCCACTGTTTATGGCCAGGAGTACGAACGCATGGTAAAAGAATACACGGTATCGACAGATCACAATAAAGTGGTCTTTTTTTAATGTTAAAAAAGGTGGTGCTGCAAAGTGCCTGAGAAAATAAGTTTTGCATCGATGATTCACTCATTCGGCGTGACTTTTAAAGCAGACGTGGAAGCGGCTGGTGGTTCTTATGCTCCAAGTGGAGACTGGATCGCCAGCAAAACGTATCCAGCAGATGTGACAGGGGTTTTACTTCCTTTTAGCCAGAATGGTTCCGGTAAAGATGAACTCCATTACTCAGAAGCGGGTACGTATCCGACAAAGGACCGGAAGTTGCTCACATTGGTTTATCTAAAGTTAGGACAGACCATCGTGTATAAAGGTATCCAGTATACGATCCAGGAATTTGATGATTTTACCGATTTTACGGATGTGAAAATGTATGTGGCGAGGTGGGCTGGCAATGAAAACAAATGACGTGAAAGCCATGATTGAAGTCCTTGCGGATCATACAGGCGTTTTAGTTGTTAAGGCCGACCAACAGGGCGCAAAGAAGCCACCGCTCCCTTATGGTCTTTATAAAGTTACGTCACCGCATATTAAAGGGCGCGGCCGGGGGAACGTCACACAGTATGAGGTGGAAAATACCACATACGAGCGGCTGACAACACAGCCATTGATGACCATATCGCTCAACTTTTTTCATACCGATGAAGATTCGTCGAGGGAATTGGCGGTGCTGGCTCACGGCTGGTTTCAATTTGCGGGTGCTCTTTATTTTGTCGATGAAGGAACAGCCATCCACCGTCTTGGAAACGTAGAAAATCGAACGACGCATATTGTGGATCATTATGAATACAAACACGGGTTTGATGTCCAGATCCGGTCGGAGCATCATATCGACCGGATTATGGAATTGATTGAAAAAGCGAATATTAAACAGGAGGGTAATTAAATGACAATGAAAGACGTCAAAGTCACCATTAATTTACGAAAGCCACCGGGTTTAACAGGTTTGGGCAAGCCGTTGATTCTTGCGCAAAAAACAGGGACAAGCTCCTTTAAAAATTACAGCTCCATTGAGGCGGTGGCCGTTGACTTTGCAGCTGGTACGGCTCCATATAAGAAAGCATTCGCGATCTTTAATCAGGAACAGCCGCCAGCGGTGATTGCCATTGCCACATATGATACAGCAGCGGTGGCACCAGCACCAAAAACAGCGGCCGATGCCGTCACAAAATATTACGATGAAGATTGGTATTTCGCGGTTGTATCCGATGAAGTGATCGCGGAACAAATCAAAGTAGCGGATGCGATAGAAGCGAAGAAATTTAAGATGTTTTCGATGCGCACAAAGCTGGCTGCTGACCGTACGACGGTGAAAGCAAAAGCGTATAAATACACAATCAATACGTACCATGTACCGGATGAAGGCATCGATGCCGCTCTTGTCGGTGCGCTCGGGTCGCAAGAGGTCGGGTCGCTTACGTGGAAATTTAAAACGTTAAAAGGCATCACGCCGACTGAAATGCTGGTCGATGAAATGAATACGATCCATACAGACGGCGCGATCTGCTATGTCCGTAAAATGGGCATTGCTCAAACGTCTGAGGGAAAAGTGGTATCCGGTGAATACATCGATGTCGTGCATGGCCTGTCATGGGTGATCACAGAAATTGAAAAAAACGTACAAAATACGTATATCCAAAACAAAAAACTGCCGTTTGATCATCGCGGTATTGCGACGCTGGATTCTGCAACAAAAACAGCGCTAAAACTGGGCCATCGTCAAGGGATTATCGCAGAAGATGATGCGAAAAACCCGCTCTATTCCACGGCTACTCTGTCACGTACTGAAGTACAAGCGGCAGAACGCGGGGCGCGTATTTATAACGGTTTAAGTTTTTCTTTTGCATTAGCGGGAGCCATCCATGAGGCAAATATCGTAGGCGAAGTAATTCAATAAGGGAGGGACTAATCAATGGGATCATATGATGCAAATCTTTGCGTATTAACACTAGGTTCGCGAATCATAACGGGGTTTGAAGAAGGTACAATGGTCAATTCAGAAAAGGATGAAGATTTTTTCTCAGAGAAAGTGGATGCACAAGGTGTTCCGATCATTTCGGAATCCAATAACCCGCTGGGGACGATCACGTTCACGTTGTCTCAAACATCGCCTCATGTGGCCTATGTGGAAGCATTGGCTAAAAATCGCACAGAATTTCCTATCTGGAATAATTATTCCGGCACCCCGAAAGAAGTAACGGGCGGCACGCGGGCGCGAATCAAGAAAACGGCAGGTAAGGAATATGGCGATGAAGCCAGCGGGCGTGAATATGAAGTCAAGGTTTTCGATTACACGTCAGATTGATAAAGTATGCAGCCAGGTAAACGAAAGAAACCAAATAACACCACGAAGCGGTCCACTCGGGCTGCTTCTTTATTTTTACACACAAAAGGAGAGATTTTTAAAATGGCAACTAAATTAGGTACGCAAAAAATCGTTGAAGTAGAAGGCATCGAATACACATTACAGCATCCAGGACATCGTGAAGCAACGAGAATTCAGGACCGTATCCAATTGCCAGAGGGCAAGGTTTCAACAGAAAAGTATTATGAAGAGTTAATGAAGCAAGTCATTGTTTCCCCGAAAACAAACTGGGATTACTTTGACGGCAATGAAGCAAAAGGCATCGAAGGTCATGAGGGGTTTGACGAACTCATGAAAGAGGCTGCCAACTTTCTTCGAGAATGAAAATAAAAGCAAAACAAAGCCCGTTCTGAAAAAAGAAGTCAATGAGGAATGGTTTTTCTACCGACCTATTTTAGAGCGGGGTCTATCTTATGTGGAAGCGGAAGAGCTTTCCCGGTATCAGCTGGATAAAGTCAACATCGCGTATGACATCAAGATCGAGCTGGAAAACAAGGCGATCAACAAAAAATAAAGAAAAGAAAGGGGGGAGAGTATGGAAACCGTTCGCGATTTACTGCTTGATATTGGCATACAGGCAGATACATCACCGATTGCCGAAACGCAGCGCCGTTTGAGAGATTTACAGCGACAGATTGGCGGATATGAGAGAACGCAAACGAGAGCAAACACGCAAATTGTTCGTTCAAATCAACGTCTGATTGACGAGACGCAGGTTGTAAACCGAGAATTCGGAAGGCAAAGTGATGTGATCCGTCAGCTGGCACGAACAGCCGGCGGTTCTGCGCAGCATATGTCGGACAGCTGGAACAGCATGAGCACCGAAATGCGCCGCTCTTTGGTACAAAATCATAATAATCTGGGTAAGTATCGCCGGGATCTAATGGCTGTGGAAGGCGATGTGTTTAAACTTAGCACAGAGATGGGCCATTATACCGGATCAACCGATGACTACATGAAACAGATTCGGAAACTGGGGAAAGATCACAAGAAAATTTCGGATCAAATGATTAACAGTAACTTGGCCATGAGACAAGGTTTTGTTCAGCAAATCGCCACCATGAGCGCAATGAGCGGGCAAAGCGATAAAATCATCAAGAATTATGACCGCATGGGCAATGTGGTGCTTAGTGTGAACAAACCGTTTCTGGGTATTACGAGCGGGATGGAACGCATGGCCCGTGAAGCAAATGCGGCCAATATGGCGCTTCAAATGTTGGGCCCGAATGCCAGTATGAAAGATTTGGTGGATCAAATCGCGCTCATTAATCAGGGCGTTATGCGACAACAAATGGTTATCATGTTTGCGGCGGCTGCATGGATCGCGTTCACGGCGGTAGTAGCGAATGCGGCATTAGGACCGGACCCAGAGAAGGTCCGGGCAGAACAAGACCTGATAACGAAAATTTATACAGATGCACTGTCGGACCGTATAAGTGAAATCAAAATGTTCGCGAGTATTTTCCAAGACGTAGCGACGCCGAAAATAGATCCTAATCAATTAACGAAAAATCTTCAGGAACAAGTCGTGATTATCCGTAATTGGTCAAGTAATTTAAAAACATTGGCTGGACGTGGTGTAAGCGATGCGATGATGGCGGAGCTTCAAAAGATGGGGCCTTCTGCCGCGTCTGAAATTCAGGCGATGACTCAAATGACGCAGCCGCAATTAGATCAATACGTAAAAGATTTTCACCAACGATATAAACTCATCACGAAACAAGCCACATCCGAACTCGTAAACTTAAAAAAAGAAACAGATAAACAAATAAAAGAGTTGCAGGATAGTTTAACGCCTCTTGGGGTGTCTTGGGAGAAATTTAAAGGAACCTGGACAAATGCAGCTGCGCCTTTCGTTGAATTATGGGGGCACATCGCTGCGACGATTGTGAATGTTGGGGCGCGTGTCGGTGAATTCATTCAGCGTTTAAATGAGATTAACCCGTGGATCACGAAACTGGGCGGCATGTTTTTATATTTAGTATCAACTTTTGTACTTCTGCTTTCTCCCTTGGCTGCTGGAATAGGGTGGATCATGGGGCTACAAGCGGCGTTTTCAGCTGCTTGGATGGTGATAGGCCCGCTCATTACAGGGCTAGGGGCCATGATGGGAACAGTCCTTCTTGTTTCGGGTGTTGTTCTAGGTCTAGGTGTTGCGTTTTATTTACTATGGACGCGATCTGATAAGTTTAAAGAGGGTATCATTAACGGCTGGAATGCGATTAAAACTTCGGCTGTTTCTGTATGGGGATCTATGAAGCCGTTAATCATGCAGGCACTTGACGCCATTGCGACGTTCGGGAAACAAAAGCTCGATCAACTCCGTGCATTTTGGGATGAAAACGGTGCGCAAATCCTGCAAGCTGGGAAAAATGTGTGGACGGTCATCAGCACTGTGATCAGCACGGTTTTGGGTGTGATCTGGAAAGCCATGAAATTCGTATGGCCTGCCATACTAGCCATCATTAAATCGGTGTGGGCGAACATCAACGGCGTGATCAACGGCGCTTTATTAGTCATCACAGGCGTGGTGAAATTTTTCGCCGCTCTGTTCACGGGCGATTTTCACGGTATGTGGGAAGCGATCAAACAGATATTTAGAGGCGCCGTCATGTTTGTGTGGAATTATATCCAGCTCACCTTCTTTGGGAAGATTCTCGGGGCGGGAAAAGCATTTGTCCTGACATTTAGATCGGTGATTGTCGGTATGTGGACAGGAATCCGGACGGGATTTGTAAGCGGCATTAATTTCATCAAGAATATTTTTATCAGTGGATGGAATTTCCTTCGGGGCACATCACAAAAAATCGTGAATGGTATGACGAGCCATATTACAAACCGCTTTTTTGGCATGTTGTCACAAGCCCGGACAATTTTCAACCTACTCCGGCAGTTTGGAGAAACGATTTTCCGTGCGTTATGGAACACCATCCGCTCTGTTGTGGGTAATATCGTTGCAAATGTCCGCACAGGATTCACAACCATGAAAAACCGTGCGACCATATTGGCCGATAATATGAAAACAGCCGTGACGGACCGCTTCACCGCGATTGTGGATGCAGCCAAACTTTTGCCAGGTAAAATCGGTGCAGGGATCAAAGGGATGGCCAAACATGCACTGGGCGGCATTAAGCATCTAGCAAACTCATTAGTGTCAGGTTTGGCCTCTGGTGTGAACGGCGTGGGAGACGGAATCAACTGGGTCTTTGAAAAAGTCGGTGTGAAGGATGCAAATATTCCGAAATGGAACCCGCCGAAGTATGCAAACGGGACAAATGGACACGGGCATCCAGGTGGGCTGGCGTGGGTTGGTGATGGCGGCGGTGCCGAATTAATTCGGACGCCATCTGGACAAATCGGCCTTTCTCCATCGACCGCAACGCTTGTGAATTTGCCGCGCGGAACAGAAGTATTGCCGCATCGCGAAACTCAAATGCTTATGAATACGCCGCGTTATGCAACCGGGGCAGGCCAGGATACAAAGGGCGGATTGTGGGACGCGGTGAAAGACGTGACGGGATCTGCTGTTTCAGCGGTAAAAGATACGGCGGGCAATCTAAAGAATTTGACGTTCGATGTTTTCTCCATGATGGGTGATCCGGCTGGATTGATGGCAAAAGTATGGGATAAGATCGGCGCTGTTTTTCCGAAAATGGATGGCGCATTCGGCAAGGTCGGATCAGGTGCGTTCGGCATGATCAAAGATAAAGCACTTGATTTCGTTTCGAGCAAACTTTCATCCGTGTTCATGGCTGGCGGCTATGTAGGCGGTGAAGATAAAGATCCGTTTACACCGGGGCGGGGTGCTGGTTTCGGCGGCATGATGAGATATGTTGAATACTGGTATAACCAAGTGAAAGACCGTTTTGGACCTACTCATTTTATGGGCGGGTATGCCAATCGAGCGAATACGGCGGACACATCACAACTTTCTATGCACGCATATGGACGAGCCTTTGATATTGGAGGTTCACATTCAACCATGTCGGCCATCGCTGAATTTATGCGAAAGGTCAAAGACATCGAAAACGTTATTTATAACAGAAGAATTTCAAGTTCTGGCGGTTCTTGGCGCAAATATACCGGGCCAAACCCGCATACCGATCATGTTCATGCGGATTTTAAAGGTGTGCAAATGCCTGCTGAACAGGCTCACGGCGGGGCTATTCCTAATGTTACGGGTGGAGCGGCTGCGTGGAGACCTGCAATCATTCAAGCAGCTCAACGAATGAATGAAGCGGTAACACCAGCACAGGTACAGGGGATCATCGCACAGATTGATCGAGAATCCAAAGGGAATCAAAGAATCTTCCAAAGTCCCGCTGTCAATGATATTAATATGAGAAATGGAACGCCGGCACGCGGTTTGCTTCAGTATATACCATCAACTTTTAAAAATTATATGGTAAAAGGACACATGAATATTTTATCCGGTGTAGATCAATTACTCGCCTTTTTCAACAATACAAACTGGCGGCGTGATTTACCTTACGGAAAAAGAGGGTGGGGGCCGACAGGTGCTCGGAAATATGCAAACGGCGGCATTGTGACGAAAGCGCACATGGGGCTCGTTGGCGAAGCGGGCCCAGAGGCGATTATCCCGCTCAGTCCGGCAAGGCGATCCAGAGGGCTGAATTTGCTTTCAACAGCAGCTTCTGCAATGGGTGTCAGTGTTTCGTCACCCTCAGATGAAGCGTATAATCCGCAGCCATCGAGCAACGTATCCACCAAAAATGTACAGGTCACGTTTGCTCCTGAAATTACTGTGACGGTTCAAGGTGGCGGCGCGGATACGTCGCAGCAAGAAGCTCCCATGCGTGAACTCATCCGGAAGTTGATGCAAGAACAATGGGATGGGAATTTCATGCGTTTACTGGCGCAATTTGGTTTGACAGAGGAGGGGGTATAAATGGCGCGGCTTGGTAAAGTAGAGCTTCGAATTGAAACAGAAGGGGATTCTCATTCCATCGACGCGACCACAAACCCCGTTGAAAAAGGGAACCCGATGACCGATCATATCTTGACAAAACCACATGATTATTCACTGTCCGGCGAAATTTTAGGGCCAGACTATCAGCGGGATAAAGAGTATTTGATCAGTGAAATGGAAAAAGGCACGGTGTTCACGTACATCGGCCGGAATGTGGTCAAGGATGTTTTGATCATGGATATACAAGGAAGCGTTCATTCAAACATTGCGAATGGGTCTGAAATTTCGATTAAGCTGCAAACGGTCAAATTCGCCGCGACGCCGTGGACGAAAGTAAAAAACACCGGGGAGAAAAAACCAGTGGATACAAAACCTGCAGGAACAAAAGTCGTGTATCACGTTGTCAAAGCGGGAGATACGTATTCAGCGTTAGCGAAGAAGTACAACACCACCGTTAAACAGCTGCAAGAGTGGAATAAATACCCGCCGACAAAAATCCCGATAGGCGTGAAATTGCACGTCGGTGATACAACGAGCATCGGACAAGGTGCAAATTCCTTTTCAACAAAAGGAGGAAGCTGATGCATGATCTATTTGCCAATTGAAAAAGACATGATTCCAGAAGAATTTCAAATCGAGTTAGGTGCAGAGCGGTTTGTTATGGGGATTAATTACAACGAGGATCATGATTTTTTCACCGTTGATTTATATGACCAAGACCGGGAACCGATTGTGCTGGGTGAACAGCTCCGGCTGAATAAACCGCTGTGGAGCGATCTGTCTGACAGTCGACTCCCTGCGCCCACACTTATTCCGACCGGTCAAGAGGAAAAGATCACCTATGATAATTTCATGGTGACCACCTTTTTGATTGTGGATCAGGAGGCGGACGAAGATGGCGATACAATCATCTAAAGTTATTTTCCGCCGCGAAGAGACAGGAGCGGGGACGGATAAAAGAACTGTACCGGCTAAAACACCGACAAGCGCACCTAAAATTATTGCTCATCGGTATGTAGAGGTGTCCATGACCGGTGATAATTGGAGCACCCGCTTTTTAGGGAGTGAATTAAAAATTCAGTTTGAGGTCCCGTTTGATTCGGATACCTTGCCGAACGAATCCGTTGTCCGCATCTTTAATTTAGGCAAAGTATCTCTTGGCCGGATCGGGAAAGGGATGGGCATGACGATACAGGCCGGGTATGTCGGCAATTATGGGGTGCTCACACGCGGAAAAATCACCAACATTCGCTCGTATCGAGAAGGACCGGACCGCATTACCGAAATTAAAATGCTGGAAGGGCAAGACGTTTCCGCTAAAAAAGCAGAAAAAAGCATCACGTTTCAAAAGAATGTAAAAGGGGATGTCATTCTCCGGAAAATCGTGCAGCTGTTAGGACTTCGGCTGGTGGAACTGAAGCTCACGAAAAATGTTGTATACAAAAAAGGCTATGTCGTATCCGGGAATTTAGTGAACCATTTGATCACAGTGGCCCGAGATTGCGGTGCTACACCGCATTACCGGCGTGGTGGACTGGTCATTCGCTCGCTGAAAGAGCCGACATCTGAAATGTGTTTGCTCAGTGAAGGAACGGGTCTGATCGGATCACCGGAAGGTTTCGCAGAAGAAGGCGCGAAGGGATACCGGGCGATCAGTCTTTTGCAGCATAAAATCACGCCGGGTGTGATGGTTCAATTTCAAAGCCGAACCTCAAATGGCCAGTACCGGGTGCGAAAGGGAAAACACCTGTCAGATGGGGCGAATGAATTCAAGACAGAAATTGAGGTGGTTTAAATGGCAGGGACTGATAGCATTTTTTATCAACGCTTGCTAGAAGATTTTAGTGCTCAATTATACGTCGCTGCTCCGGCCCGTGTAATTAAGTTAAATCCAGACCGCACAGCGGACGTGGTGCCACTCTTTAAAGAAGATGGAGCGGAAGCATCGCCGCTTCTGGGTGTGCCGTATTTACGGCATATTGAAGCAGGAGAGGGAGTGTCCAGCATTAAAAAAGGGAGCGCTGTTTGGCTCAATTTTGCGGACCGAGCAATAGACAATATGGTTGGGGCAAAATCTTTCGATCCTGAATTTTCCAGAAGGCATGAGCGGAAAGATGCAGTGATTGTGGGGGTGTTTTAATGAATGCGCCAAAATTGATCGATGGCGATATTGTCATCGAAAATAATGAATGGGTTTGGATTGATGGGGATGATGAGCTGGTGCAGTCGATTGAATCCACCATGCAAACAAGGCTGGATGAATTAGACTTAGCACCGGGTCACGGGATGCGCTATGACAATTTGCTCGGAAAAGAAGCGAATCCGGAAGCGGCCCGGAGCGACATCATTGAAGCAGTCATGCAAGAGCCCCGTGTCCGCTCGGTTCCCAATGTCCAAATCACGGATGATACGACCGCGCGGACGCGCAGTGTGTTTGTCACCATTGAGAAAGAAGATGGTACACCGCTGCCGATCGGGGAGGTGAATTTTGATGCTGGATAAAAACGGATTCAAACGGCCGACGTATTTGGATTTGCTGGAAGATACGCAAAACAAAGCGCGGGAGCTGTTTGGTGAAAACGTAAATGTGTCCCCACGGAGTCCGCTGGGGATTATTTTAATTCTGTTCGCCTTTTTCCTCTCAAAAGTATATGAGCTGATGGAATTGGTCTATAACAACTCTTTTCCGGGTACCGCGACTGGCGTTTCGTTGCAAAAGCTCGGGAAGTTGAAAGGGATGTCGTTGCTCACAGAGGACTATGCAAGTGGCCAGATCCAAATCAATGGGCCGCCGAATGCTTTTGTGGCACCGGGCTTGATCGTTGGAACCACGGATGACATCTATTTTGACACAGTGGAAGACGTGAGGCTGGACGGGACCGGGGTGGGAACGGCAGATATTTACGCCCAGGTCGCCGGTTTACCCGGAAATGTGGACGCAGGAGCGATTACGGTGCTTTTAAATCCAACGGCCGACGGGCTCACCGTAGCAAATGCAGCGCCCACTACCGGCGGACGGAACACAGAAACGGATGCTGAATTTTATCAACGCTTCCAGGAAACGCCGTCTAAATCAGGCTCTCCTAGTGTTGAAAGTATTCAGGCAAAACTAGCAGTGACGCCGGGTGTGCGGGATGCCATCGTGAATCATAATCCGACGAGAATGGAACGAAATGGATTGCCGCCGAACTGCATTGCGCCGTTTGTTTTTGGTGGAGATGATGACGTCGTGGCAAAAGCTATTTTTGCGGTCGCAGCTGGTGGGATTCAAATTTACGGTACCACGGTTAAAAATGTGACGGATTCAAAGGGAACCCTTCATGAAGTCGGCTTTACCCGTCCGGATGTGATTCAAGTGTATGTAAAAGTCACGCTCACGAAAGGCGCTAGTTTTCCCTTTGACGGCGTGGGAAAGGTGCATGCGATTGTACTTAATTACATCGGTGGCACAAGCGCAGACGGCACGACATACGGCGGTTTAGGGCTGGATGACAATGTGATTCATGCACGTTTGATTGCCGCGATTCTCAATAGTCAAGGCGTGGATGATGTCAATGTGGAGTTAAGTGTGAACAACAGCACGTTTGCAGAGGAAAATATCAACATACTGGCTCATCAGGTCGCGAAAACCACGCATGACAAGGTGGTTATTGTATGACGATCCTGACCAATTTGCTGGCAAAAATGCCGGATATGTTCAAAAAAACACCGACTAGCAATCTTGGCAAGCTCTTTTCCATCGCCACTGAGCAATTGGAGAAACTATCAAACACACTGAATCGAATGCAGGAATGGCGTGATATTGAACTGGCAGAAGGCATTGTGTTGGATCGGATCGGGGAAGAAATTTTGCAAGAATATCGCGGCGGCGCGACGGATGCAGAATACCGGTTGAAACTTAAAACGCGGATCGTCGTGAATTATCTGTCAAACGGGGATATTGAATCCGTTATTCAACTGTTGAATATTTTTCTCGGCAATAACTTGGTGAGCGTTCAAACCGCTGCCAACGTGAAAGAAGGTCCGTTTGCGGGTCTGCCTGCGACGCTGTTTATTACGATTCGTGGCCACGACGCGGATTATGGCATCCCTTTTTCTGAATTGGCCCGCGTCATGGTCGGCGGTGTGAGTACAGAATGGGAGTATTTATTGGAGCGACTGCTCACGATTGAGGATACATCTTATCAAACATGGAAATATCCATTTGAAATGTACGCCGGGGACTTGCTGGCAGGCGGGGCGAAAGCGCCGAACGGCAATGCAGCATACACAGGCACCGAGGAAGTGAGCGCAGCGTATGAACGGGCAGTTCATCCTTATCTCGTTGCTAGTGAATCTTTTTTTCTAGGAAATAACATAAATGCAGCATATGCAGCGACAGTGGAAGCAAGTGCCGTGTATGCAAGCAAGCTGCAAACCTATCCGATTTGCGGAAATTATATAGCAGGGGAGGCGTATTGATGCCTATTACAATGTTAGGCCATACAGAAATGAAAAACTGGCTGCACAGTTTTATTAAAGAGGGTCGCTATACAATAGCCGGCGTGAAATACATTACACCCATTTATAAATCCAGTATCACCAGTGATGTCATTACGATTTATCTGTATTTGGATGACTCGGTGAAAGGGACTATCACCAAGTTTGAGTTGATGGATCAAAAGGGTCAGGTGTTTGATGATCAGCCAGACAACATTGCAAAACCGGAAACGAACGGGCTTCTCATCTCATTCAAATATACGCTCAAGAAACTTTAAGGGGGATTCATAAATGCCATACACTAAAAAGCTATGGGAAGATAAGATCGTCGATGGCGGCGGCACTGTCATTCAAGCGGGCACGCCGGTCAGCGCCGGAAACTTGAACCGGATGGAGCAAGGTATCGCAGACGCTCATGCGGCGCTGGAAGGTGCGAATCGCCAGGTGCAGACAATCGGGCAAGGCGTCACTGTTTTAAATGCCGCAATGGATGCGCCGGTAAATATCGAAGTAGAAGGTCGCACGCTTACAAGTTTAGGAAACTCGAATTTGGAAAGCACAAAATATCATGTATTGAGCGCGAAACGCACGAAAATAAAAATGCCGCAAAGCGGGAACACGTATCAAGGCGTGGCGAAATTTACGAGTGAAAATGGTGTTCCGCAAGTCACACGCATTGCGAATTTTGAAGAAAAAGTGACCGGTAGTACATTGGAAAATCCTCATATATCAAAAGCGAGTATAGCTAGCACTGTGTTGTCTGCTCCCAATCTAGTTACAACGGAATCGAGTCAATCTAGTTATACTCTTTTAAACCAACTTGATGGGACGGTTGTGGCGGTTGCGGCATCTGGAAGCGGAACAATAGCGCAACGCCTTTTCTCTTTCGACCTCATCGCAGAAATAGAGCGGCACGTCGGTACAATCCCGCGCGCAGACGTGGCGGGGAAAGTGCAATGGTTGAAGGATAATGTTTTAACGTTGAAAGGGAGCTGGCACGGTTTTGGTTCGAGCGTCGGAGGGAATAAAGCGAGTTGGACTTTCTGGAACAATTCAACAACAGCGTGGTTCCCGACTCCACAAACTCACAGTTTGGCAACAGTTTCAAAATTAAGTTTACATTTATCAGGAGCCACTGTGATAAACATGATAGGTTCAGACGGTATCGTTCATTATCTTGCCTATGCAGAAGCATCTGATGGGGTCATGGCGTCAACGCTCAACACAGATTACATTGATTTTGAAATCGAACTAAAAGCCGGAGCTGATTTCCGCGAACCATCCATCCCGCTTTATGAAGTGGATGCAGCTGATTATGCAAAGATCCTGGTTGATTGGAATGAAGGAGAAGTGCGCAGACGATACCCGGCTGCAAAAGGTACTCAGCATTTAAACGGGTTGGTGATTATTGCAGAGGGTGATAACTTACTGCCGCCACTTTCCGAATGGTTGTTACATGCGAACGCAGTTGTGAAAGGATCATATGATTTAGAATTAAACGCCACATCATCATCATCAAGATCAACAATTGATATACCCGTTGTGAAGGGGCAGGCATACACGATAAACGATGCTAATGGGAATGCTTCTTTTTATTTCCAAGTGTTAGAGGGAGCAAGTATTATTGCGCAGACGACGGCAGCGAGGAGCGTCACATTCACACCAACAACTAATGTCATCACGGTTAGAACTAACAACAATACAGCTGGTACGTTCGTCTATTCAAATCCAATGCTCACACTTGGTTCTGTCGCAAAACCTTTCTCTCCACGCAATCCGTCCATGCTGCTTGCGCCGACAAAATTAGGCGTGATAGGCGACAAGAAAGATTTGCTGTTTAAGCAGGACGGCGTGTGGAAGCGGAGAAAAATGATTGAGAAAGATATTGAAGTTGGCAACAATTTGATTTTCAGTGCAACGGTGGTTGATTATGAAGGTTATAAATTAGTCTCTGTGCAATCTGTTCTTTCTCTTTTACCAACTCCGGCGACTCCTATATCTAATGCGTTAGCAACTAAATATAACGGGAAATTATTGAAGTCGCAACCAAACTTCACAACTGTCGGAGCGGATGAAATAACATTTGACAACGGATCGGCGCAGAAAACTTTCAGATTTACCCTTTCTGACACAGACACAGGATTTGGCGAAACTTATACGCCGATACCCGATGAAATTAGAGCCTATTTCAATGGTTGGAAAGTAAAAACAGCCAATGCGACGACTTTCAAACCGGAATCATGGATGTCAATTGTTGATGGAACAGACGCGCCGACTCAAACGATAGATTATGTCAGGGTAAACAAAGCGCCGATGTACACGCCGTATAAACTTTCTTACGTGTTAGCGACGCCGGCTATCGAAACGATCAATGTGGAAGGGGATATTGTGGCGAATGGTCCGACGCAAGTGGAAGTAACATCCGGTGTGATCGTGCGGGAGAAAGCGACGCCGTTTCTTATATTAGGAGCTTACAGAATTGCCGACGCAGTTGCCGGCAGAGAATCTTCTCGTTTAAAATATGATAACGAAAAAATCATCGGTGTATATAAAAACGGGCAATTGGATAGCAGATGGATTATGCAAGCGGCATCGCCGCAAGGTAAACAAAGACCGACGCTTATAGAATCGGAATTTGATCCGACCGCTGAATACACCGTCACATATATTCCGTTTGACCGCCGATTATTAACCATTAACCCGTTAGATGTTGATGCATCATACGCGCAAAACGTCCGTTCAGCGGTGGATGATTTAGTGGCAAAATCCGGCGATACAGCTACAACGGTTTCAATTCATGCAACATTGCTTTATGACGTATTAAAAAGATTGAAAGCAGGTGGTTTGTGATGGAAGAATTGTTGAAACTGGTTTTAGATAAAGTCGGCAAAACACCGGAAGAGTTTGAACGTGAAGTGGAAGAGTTAAAAGATGAAACCGATGCTGCCAAAACACTACAACGTATTGAGCAACAGCAGGCAGAAACAAGCGCCATGCTTCTTGATTTCATGGAATATATGGCGACAGGAGGAACTGTCTAATGGCTGTATTATCATTTATGACAAAAAGCTATGCTCAGAATGTTTATGTTTACGGAAACCGCAAATTTGAAGGCGGCGTGCCTATAGAATATCATCAACCGGTGAAGGAATACGCGGCCGCATCATACGATGAATGGCAGATCAACAATGCTCTGGCAAAAGAGTATATCACGCCAACTGAATACGATGAAACAATGGCGATTAAATACCAGCCAGAACCAGCACCCGAATAAGGTGTATTTTTTATGTCTAAAGACGGGCTGCAGCTCGTCTTTATTTATACAAAAAACGAAAGAGGTGCAGGATGCAACATAATACAGACACGTTATATACATCCGTTTTAGGGGGCAGCATATCAGCTGTTGCTTATTTTGTCGGGGGAGTGGATCATTTGGTTAAGGCGCTCGTGATTATGATGATCATTGACTATATGACAGGGCTCATGATTGCGTGGAGCAATAAAACAGTATCGTCTGAGATCGGCTTTCGCGGGCTGATGAAAAAAACATCTATGATTTTTGCGGTTGTTGTAGCCGTGCAACTGGACAATATCAGTGGCACAGGTGGCCAGTTTATGCGTAATACGATGATTATGTTTTTAATTGGGATGGAGGGTATTTCGTTTATCGAGAATCTTGGCCACCTCGGTGTGAAAGTACCGAAGCAAATCAGTTCTGTTTTTGCGCAATTGAAAGAGGAGACTGAAACAAAAGCAGTACCAGTCCTAGAAGGCACAACAAAAGCCGAAATTAAGCAGAAAGAGGACGGTGAAGAGAAATGAGTAAAGAAATAGTTGTTGTCATCGATTTTGGACACGGTCTTCCTGATCCAGGTGCAGTAAAGTACGGCCAAGAATATCAATATGCAGCATCGATTGGCCGTGAAATTGCAAAGCGCCTACCGGATAACGTAAAGGTTATTTTCACACGTACATCCGATAAAGCGTTGAATGAGGATAAAGGCCAAGATTTAGCTGCTCGATGTGCCATTTCAAACAAATCAGGCGCGACGATCTTTGTATCCATCCACCTAAATGCAGGCGGGGGCACAGGTTACGAAACGCTGGTTTATTCTCCAAATGAAGAAGCAAACATTGTTCATGAGGAAATTAAAAAAGTGTTGGATCAGTACGGTATAACAGATCGGAAAATCAAAGTACGCAAAGATTTAGCTGTATTAAAAGGCACGAATGCCACAGCCTTATTGCTGGAAATGGGGTTTATTGATAACAAAAAGGATATGGAGCTACTAAACAATCAGACATACTTTAATGCGCTATGTCAGGCAACAGCAGACGGTATTGCAAAAGCGGTTGGTGTTGCTTCTAAAACAACAAAGGCTGCCGCAACAATACCCGGCAAGTACCGAGTCTTCACAGGTGTGTTCGACAGCAAGGAATCAGCCGAAGAAGCTGCAGCTCTCATTAAAGAAAAAGTCGGCTTGAATCCGTTTATACGAAAAGAAGAATAATCGAATAAATACGAACACGCCCCGGTTATGCGTTTGCGTCCGGGGCTTTTTTGTTTTAACGTATTTGTTTATTTTTTGCATATTCCTCTAAGTCCGTACGTAAATAGAGATTTGTTTTTCGTTTCGCGCCGTATGTTAGGAAGGGTTTAATATGCCCAAGTATAATTGATTGTTTGAAGCCGCTTACAGATTGGGCGGTGATTTTATGCGCTTCAATCGCCATAACTAGGTTCTCTTGACACCATTTTTGATATATCACATAATCTTCATTACTCAA